TTTCTGGCCTTTTGAGTAAGTTCTCTAGCTTTTTTCATTGCTGCTCTATGTTTCTTAAAAGCTTGCTTTCTCATGCCCATTCCAGCACGAGCCATATATTCTCCACTCTGTCTTTTTATGCCCTTAATCCTATCTATAGCTTTATCTAACTCGGGCCCCCATAATGGCTTATTCTTTGCACCAGCTAATTCACCATATCCAAAGCCTCTATATTTCTTACCGTAAAATTCCTCCCAATCTCTTCTAGAAACTGGAAGGTTTTCATCAACTGCTGTAGTTCTTCTAGGCATAGGAGATGTTGCCCCACGAGGAAGCTCTCCCCTTGGAATCTTTCCCCTTTTAGCAATTTCCATATACTGTCTAGGATTTATACCCATATCAGCGGCCTTTTTCATGCCACCGCGTAAGCCAAATCTTTGTAATAACATCATAATTAGTCGCGCCATCTTAATAAGTCCTCTTTTTAGCCTTTTTCACCTTTTTACCAGTTTTTTTAGCATATTTCTTAGCTGCGGCTTTACCCTTGGCTGTATAGTTAAACTTCTTTTTTCCTACTTTAGGCATATATACCTCCAAATTACCACATAACTTAACAAAATATCAGACACTTTTCCAAATATTACTTATTTATCCTTCGCGCGTTAGTACTACTTAAGTTAAATATCTGACTATAGTGTTATGTACTATAGTCACTACTTATAGCCGTATACTATAGTACTACTTATAGTAGAATATAATCGAGTTGGGAAAAATTCCTAGAAAAAATTTTCAAAAAAATTTCTGTAGAATGGATGCACCTGATATAACATTGGTGCCCCGTGGTTGAATTAAGGGGTATGGGGGGTGCTGTAGTGTTGAAGTTCTTATATATGCACCCCAACTCTACCACCGCAATCAACTGCAACAATACACTCAAAAGGCTTGTATATGTAAGTGCTATAAGCCTAGCCTTTATCATTCGTGTATTGTCTTGTTGACCATATTATATTGTTTTACTACACATACAGTAGTCCAACTGACTGCCGTAGCAGGGACTAATCTCACTGTATCTGTAGTAAATCAATCCATCATTTTGCTACCCTATTAATACCAACAATTAACTAAAGTTAATGGCAATACTCATTGTTTCTCTACAGCTCTTATGTATCTTAATGCTTTCTATCGCTGTATCCGAAAGTATCTAACGATACCCATTCAAACAATATTGCCTTATTAACTCTTCATACAATTAATCATTGCTATTAATAGTTAATTCAACCACTTACCACACAGCACCACAGAACCTAGTCAGATGCTCACTAGTTAAAGTATTAATAGATAGCATATACACCAAAGACCTTAAGACCGTGTATCCCGTATGCTTATATCATCTATGAATACTTTCCCGAACTACTGAGTATCTTCATTAATTCTTAATTTATCGGCAGGCCGACAAGCAGTTGAAAACCACTGTAAATTAAGCATTTTCTGTGTTGTCTGTGTTCGCACCAATGTTCAGCCTCTTCTAACTATGCTTTGCATAGTTGCAAACATTAGATAATTAATAATAAAATAACAAATCAAAGGAAAATTTAATTATGAATGATATAATATCTGCTTTAAAATCAATAAAACAATTATTTCCACAAGTAGCTATCCTAAATAACAAGGATAAAAATGGAAATAAATGCATTGTATTATTGAATATAGATTCATCTATAGCTTTTAATGAAGTGCAATTAAAATCTATACCTGAATTTAATAATCTTTACCTCGCTGTAGATACTTTAGCTGATGACGGTGTGACCATTTCATACACCGACCCAACTAAATCATCTAAGCAGGATGGTAAAGGATTAATATTTATAGGGAAATCTAATGTCGAAGAGCTTGACATTAATACCGTTTCCCTATCATAAATATTAATCATCATAATAGGATACGAGAACCATTGTATCCTATTATGATTTTTGTATACTTAAACAGTTAATGGTGGTGGTTTAGGCGATTATACACACTAATGTAGTGAAAAAGTATGGTCTAAACTGCTACTATTAACTTTATTGCAACGAGGTAAACCTATAATAGCGAGAGCTTAACCAAAGGTTTGATGGGTGGTGCAAGAAAGGTATAAGTGAAATTCTTATGTGTAGTTGCAATAATTTAATTAATAAAATGAGGTAAATAGTGATGAATAAAGGATATAAAGTAGTAAATCTAGCTAATGGTTTAATAACAATGGTAATTGCTAATAGTTTAATTGAGGCAACTAAAAAGGGTCAGAAATATTTTACTGAGCCTAATAGACCAACTGCTAGAGTTCAAATATTAAATTAAATAAAAAGGATGAATTATTATGAATTGGGAAGCAATATTCTTGTATGCATTTCCTATAACTGCAATATTTATATTATTTATTATATATCCATTAGTATTTGATAAAGATGCTAAATTGCCATTATGTGAGCACGGATATGCTAATAAAACTATTTGTATGAGTTGTAGGGAATATTATGAAAAATATAGTGAATACGAATATGATAAATATCATGAAGATAAGGTAAATGATGCTTATCGTTCTAGGTTTAATGAAGAACTTATCAAAGAAAATGATAATAGAATTAAAAATGATAGTAATGATTCTAATTTTGAAGAAGAAGGTTTTGATAAGAATGGTAAACCTATTTGGTAATATTTAAAAGTGTAGTTGAGGGTAATACTGAAAGGTTGTTAGCTGTTATATTTATGATATAAGAGAAGACTTCTGAGTAGGATATTACCCGCTTCTACGATAACAATTAAATGGGTAAATAGTACAATTAGCTATTGAAATATATAGAAAATTATTAAATGAGCGACTCTAAGTATCAAGACAGCTTCCGTCAAAGGTTAAGCCAATATACTTTCAGTCTAAAATGCTCAATAAATCTATTTACCCATTAACATTAAAAAGAGAGGTGTATAGTGAAAAAGTCAGATATGTTTTATTCAATATTAGCGGTAGTATTATTAATTGCTATTGCATATTTATCAGTAAAGGTAGAAATTGTTGAAAAAGTTAGTGAAGTAATCAGATGGGAAGAACCTGATACTTTAAAAGTTGAACCTGATTTAAATCATTTACCATTTGATGAAACATTTAAATGGTGGAGAACTCAATTAGGCCCGTGTGGTTTATTTGAATGGAATGATGATTTATATATAACTTTATATACAGAAGAGAATTTTGAAGATTGTATAAGGTTAGTCAGTAATGAATAGTTTTATCCCAAGGTGGACAAGAATGCAATTTATACAATGGGCTAAAAAAAGGTGGCCTAACACCTCATTCAGTAAAATGCGGAAAAAGCAACTAATCGCAATTTATTGTAATACTAAAAATAGGTTAGACTAAATGAAGTCTATTTATCTGTAGTCGGGTATTATCCTCCTTACCCAAAAGGATATCATCCGTATTCTTGTCCCGATACTCGACTACAAAACTTTAAACTATGTACCTCATAGTAAATGGTGATGGGATTCCCATTATAAAGATATTGACAGGCGAGTAACCATACAGGCATTAATTCCCTGTATAAATTCTAACGAGGGTCAAGCCACCATAAATATTTAATAGTTAACTAATAACAAAAAGAAAGGAGAAATTTGTTCATATGGCAAATACTTCAAATACTCAAACAACTGAACCAAGACAGTTGCAAATCCACGAAGGTGGTTCTTGGACAACAAAAACTGTAGTAGTAAATACTATAGGCGAACTAAGGGTAGAATTAGATATCCCTAATGATGTACAAATTAATATTAATGATACTTTGTACTCTGATAATACATCACCAATGCCATTAAATGGTACTAATGATGATGGAAGTACTCAACCACTATTTGTTGGATGGCAATCTAACAATAAAACAGGAGGTTGTGCTGTGGTATTATCATAAATAAATAAATTAAGGGGGACAATAACTGGTCCTATAAGTCCTATGATAGCCAAGAAGGCAAAGGAATATGTGAGTCCCCCTTATAATTAGACAGGAGTAAATAAATGAGAGAATATAATTTTATAAATCCTAATATTGATAAATATAGTCAAGCACCTGTTATTATTGATGGTGATACTATTAGTTTATTAAATTGGGATTATCGAGCATTATATGATGGTAGTTATGAGGTAACACCGCAATTACCATTATTTCCATTAGATTTATTATTAGAAACAGTTAATGGTAATGATTTAGCAGATGTCACAGCTTTAGATTTTACTAGAAGATTTAACGATAAGGTAGAACATTTTGCTAAATATTATGGTAAATACATGACAGAAATAACAGGTAGTGATTATGTATTTGAAACAACTAAAAACTTTAATTGGAAAAGAGGTATATATGATGTTTTAAGAGCTTATGCTAATGAAGTATGTGGCTTTAATAAGAAAAATTCTGGTATTGACACATTTTTTAATAGAATAAGTCAAGGCAGATATACACTTAATAATATTCATACTCAACTTTCTCGAATTGAAGATTTGAAAAGAGAATGTAAAAGAAGAGTTGGTAGTGTTGTAGAAAATGCAGATGAAGTTGTTGAAGGATTTAAACAACAATTGAATAATATTAAAGAAAATACTGCTTTAGCTCTTAGTATGACTTCTAAATTTCAAATATATCATGGCATTAATCTAACTGACCTTAATCCTAATCCTCCATTTGATGGATTCTTAGACCTTACAGTTTATACTATAGTTATAGTTGAACCTAATAATATGAATCTAATTAAATCAAATGGTGTCAATTTAGGTGTAGTACCTGTGCCTAAAGCATATCTTGTATTTAAAAGACCTTTAACTAAAGTTTTATTAAATAATGTTAAAGGTAGTGATATACGATTTAAAGCATCTGTTGCAGGTAGTAAGCATCCATACATTTCAACTACAACATTTAACAATTTAGACATACATTCAACTCGAAATGACAATACAGTAGGTCCAAGTTTTGTACCATGGTCATCTTCATTATGTTTATCGGCTTTTGCTGATAATATATTAAATGCATTGCAAAGGAATGATTATGTGCAATTTGTAATGAGTTTAAATGCATGGAACAATACTTATAATGTAGAAACAACTAATCCTCATAATCCACCAGCTTCAGTTTTTTATCTTAATGGATTACCTAAAGATATTGATGAAGACCAAATACAAACATATAAATCATATACTGATTTTAATGAGGAAAGATGTTGGGATGCACAAATAAGTAATCATGGGCTTGCTGAAGATATCGATGAGTTGACAGGATATTTAAGGGATGAAAGTAATTTAAATTATTATGAATATGGGGATTATGTAGTTACTTCATGCAATAAAAGACAATGTCCATTGCGAGAAAGATGTATTAAATTCAATAAATATCAAGAATTTCTTGAAATTGAAGATATAATAGAAAAAATAGAATCTATAGTTGGTTATGTCATTGGTGAAAAATTACAAGATGTAGATTTTAAAAATTATTATAGTGAATTTGATGCATATAATGAATTTGCTTATAACTTTAAACATCATTTTAATTCTTATATTATGAATAACAGTTCTATGTACTCTCAATTATTAGATTGGAAATATTGGGATAAAGTAGAACAGAATGATGAATTTATAGAAGCATGTCAAAATGCGGATACTAAAGATTTGGCTAGAGCAGTTCAAGCTTGGACACAATCAATTAACTCACAATAAAGGAGGCCTTAAATGGCAGAAGCAAAAGAATCAAAGAGAAGATTTATAATCTCTGAGAAAGATTGGAATACTATGCAACAATATGCCAGAATATCTTATGATAAAGATAAAAACGAGATATCTGGTATTACTTGTTTGAAAAAAGTAACTCATCCAACATCAGGTGAATCAGTATGGCAATTATTTGACCCAGTTATTCTTAAACAAGAGAATACAGGAACAACTACTGAATTAGATGGTGATGCATTAAGAGATTTTTATATTAAAGCTGGCATGAAATATGGCAAAGATATAAGATTCTGTTGGTGGCATTCTCATCATACTATGAATGCATTTTGGAGTGGAACTGATATTAATGAAATTAAAGAATGGAAAAATGATTCTTGGTCATTAGCATTAGTAATTAACCTATTTCATGAATATAAATTAAATGTTCATGTTTGGGACCCAATAGAATATAGTGAAGATGTTAGACTTGAAGTTCTAAGAAATGTTCCTAAAGCTACAGCAAAACAGCTTAAAGAATATGATGAACTATGTGATAGTCCAGCACAAATACAAACTATTGGAACACCTCAGCCATGGTATCGTAATAATAATATAAATCAAGCAAATATATGGGACCATGCAAGGAAACTATCTAATCAGGTAGCTAAACCCTTAGACCCATTAGCTAGCGATGATAAATTATTATGGGCTACACATGATAATGCTCTTCATTACTCTGAATTAATTGATTTTGTTATTGAAGAAATCAATGATATGATGACAGAATATGCCTTAGGCAAGAAAGATTATAAGGAATATACTGAATTTGTTAAAATAGTTAATGACAGATTAAAAGTGCGAGATGCAAGAATGAAAATAAAGAAAATTGCTAAGGGTAAGTTACTTGAAGCAACAGGAACTATGGAAGCTGAAGACCATATTATTTTCAATGATGATACGACTAAAGAAATATATAGTCAAGCACAAATACAATCAGGAGGGTGGCATTATTATGGGCATTAATATGAGAAGTGAAGGTTTAATCAATAACCTTAATGAATTTACTTTCCATATATTAGGCTGTGGGGCTATTGGTAGTTCCGCAGCCAATCAATTAGTAAGAGCTGGTGCAACCAATTTCTTATTATATGATATGGATATTGTAAATACAGAAAACTTAGGTGTATCTCAATATTTGGATGAACATATTGGTAAACCTAAGGTAGAAGCTTTAAGTAATTATTTACAATCTATTAATGATGAAGTTGATATTATATGTTTTCATGAAAAATATGATATGTTTAGATATCAACATAATCAAGATATAGTTATTTTAGGCTTTGATAGCATGGAATCAAGAAAAGAAGCTGTGCTAGATATTTGTCGCGATAAAATGCAAAAGCCATTTATGTTAATAGATGGCAGAATGGGTGGAGAACATTACCAACAATATGTATTTACTGATGTAACATTGCCTAAATACATGAAAACTTGGTATAGTGATGAAGATGGAGACCCAGAACCATGTAATATTAAAGCGACAACATATTGTTCGAATATGGCAGGAGCATTTATAGTTAATGCAATAAGAAAGGTCTTAACACAGAGTCCTTACGAGAGGGAATTGTCATTTAATTTTCCTCATATGACACTGCAAAAAAAGACTTGTTTCCAAGCCTGACATATAGTAAATTGATAGTCCCTTAGCAGCCTTTGTTAAGGGATTATCGTTATCACAAATAAGGAAAATAAGCAATGGCACTAAAGAAAGTAAAGAGGAAAGTTGTCTCTACTAATCCTAGTACACTTCTATTATATGGAGCTCCCAAAGTAGGTAAAACTACTATGTTATCTGTCTTAGATGATTGTTTAATCATTGATACAGAAAAAGGTAGCCGTATGATTGAAGGATACATACAAGAGGTTAATAGTAGAGAAGAACTTATTAATACTCTTATAGAGATAAAAGAAAGTAAAGATGTAAGCTATAAATATATTGCTATAGATACTATAGATAAAGTAGCTGAATGGGCTGAAAGACAAGTATGCAAAGAAGAAGGTGTTGCAGCAATTGGAGATTTAGCATTTGGCAAAGGTTATGGTATGGTTAGAGAGAAAGTATCTAGAACACTATCAGCTTTTAAAGAAGTAGCAGAGCATCTTATTATAATTGGACATAGAAAAGTAGCATATGCAGTAACAGAAGGTAATCCAATAGTTATACCTGAATCAATTGATTTGACAGGTAAGCTTAAGAATGTAATTATGGCTGGCTGTGATGCAATTGGATATGTCTATCGTAACGAAGATGAATTAATGGTTTCATTTAAAGCAAATGATGCTATTGAAGCAGGAAGTAGATGTCCTCATCTTAAAGGTAAAGAAGTTAAATTCGAATGGAAGAATATATATAAGGAGAATAAATAATGGCAATTTTCAAGCCTGAAGCTAAAAGCACTCCTTCTGGATTCTTAGGACCTATTGAAGTAGGTATTATAGGATTTACAGATAGAAGTGGAGAATATGATTGGTCAGATATTTTTATTGAAGTAGAATTATCTGTTAAAAATAGTGAATACTCTAACAAAATGTCCATACTAGGTCGATTAGATAAGGATGCTAATGGTGATATAGTAGGCGGTTCAGTTTTAAATAGAATGTACAAATTCTTTGAAGCTATAGGATGTAATGCTGGGCTAAATGTTAAGGGTAAATGGGAAGATGAGCACGGTAATGAAATAGAAAACATTGGTGATTATCTTAATCAAAGATTTACCACAAAAGGTGAAGAATATCAAGCTTACGCTTATAAGAAAAAGCCAAAGCCTGGTAAGAAAGTTTATACAGAAATTTATCCAAGATTATATCCTCTTGGAGAATCAGCTACTAAGCAATTATTAGATGATGTTAAGTGGCTTAAAGGTAAAGGTGTTATCAAAGAAGCAGATGCAAGTGATATGCCACAACAATCTGATACACCTTTAGCAGATAATGCATTAAACAATCTATGATATATGTAGAGATAGCAGTAGACTCTCCTAGAAATAGGGGTATATTGGTATTAAAGTCTGACCTTGCTAGGTATATACCTAAAGATGGGAAAGCTTTATATCGCTCTGTTTATCTTTATAATGAAGAAGCAAAGCAATTTGCTGATTCTAAAGGCTCTTTAAAAGGCTATCATGGAGAACGTGGAATTGACAATGTCCTCATAGATATAGACAGAAAAGATAATTCAGATGAGTATACACTAAAGAAACTTAGAGAAACTCTATTACACTTAAATGTACTTGAAGTTGCTGATGAAAGCATTCAATGTTATTTTAGTGGAACTGGATATCATATCGTCATAACTAATGAAGTATTCAACTTCCAACCTTCTGATAGCCTGCCTTACCAAGTAAAGCAAACAATGTCTAGCTTGTTTGAAAACATTGATACTAGTATTTATATGAGAAGCGGAATATATAGAGTAGCACATACAAAGAATCAGAAAACTGGTCTTTACAAAATACCTATAACTCTATTTGAAGCTAATAATGCTAATATTGATGAAATACATGATTTTGCATCTGACCCTAGATTAGAATATCCATATGCACTATTAAGTGGAGATAATGAACTAGAAGGTTATTTATGCCTAGAAACTCCAAAAATAGCCCAATTTGGGAAAGTTATGGAGCCAACGAAGGTAGTACCATGTGTTCAAACAATGTTGCGAAATGGGCCACAAGAGGGCTCTAGACATAATACTGCTCTTAGAATAGCAAGTCATTTTAAAAGGCACGGCATACCTAGTGAATATGCAAAAGTAGCCTTATTACATTGGAATAATAATACTTTAAATGAACAGCAGATGATAGAAAAGACAGAATCTGTATACAATGGAAACTATAATTATGGATGCCAAGATGTATTAATGAAAAAGTATTGTCAAACTAAATGTATGTATTTTAAAAACAAGGATTATCACATAAATGTGAAGGATTCTGATGAACTGCAAAAAGACTTTGAAGAGAGATTAACAACTAATTTCAAAGGCAGAACTATTCCATTGGCAGAAATGTTTGGCTTAGATAAATATGATACACAAATATATCCAGGAGAGTTAGTTACAATATTTGGGCCAACAGGTTCAAATAAAACAACACTTGCTCAAAATTTGGCATTAGGAGTTGATTTTAAAAACGATAAAATTAATCCAACATGGCAAATTCCAACATTGTTTTTGTCCTTAGAATTATCAGCATGGTATATGCACAGAAGACATCTTCAAATAGTTTCGGGGTTATCAAAAGAAGAAGTTAATGAAGATTATAAAGAAATCTATAATAAACATGCAGATGAATTAAGGCATTTACAAATACAAACAATATCACCAACTTTAAATTCTATTCAAGATAAAATAAAACAATTAAATCCATCAGTAGTAATAGTGGATTATATTGATTTAGTAGAAACTCCAAGAGATGTTAAAGGAGAATACGAACAAATTAAGTTTGTTTCTCATAGTCTGTCAAATCTTGCAGTTAATCTTGATGTAATAATAATTCAAATATCTCAGGTAAGTAGAGAATACAGTAGAAATGATATATTAGATTTATATGCTGGAAAGGGCTCAGGAGCCATAGAAAATGCTTCGCGAAAAGTGATAGGATTAAATGGACAAGCTAACACAAATGTAAAGCATATACATATGTACAAAAATACTGATGGAGAATTATTTGATGTTGAAGTAGAATGGCGTGATAGTTTTAGATTGAGGAGAGTATAATGAATGGTTTCTTATTAACAATAATATTAGATAATGACTTATTTGTATTAGAATTTTTCAGATTATTTAGAATAGGTTTTGCATGGGGCGATGATGAAATGTCGTACCATAAAGGACTTATACTAGGTGTATGGAAATTAGAAACTAATATTGTTCTTGCTTATAGAAAAGAATTAAAATGGCAAGATAAAGAAGTAGGTCAAGCATAAATAAAAAGGAGAAAGTATGATACGACGTTTGAAAAGAATGTTTTTTAAAAGAAAACATTATAACAAATTCCCTAAAAGACCAAGCTGGAAAGAATTTAATGAATTAGAAAGTAAATATTACAGATTAAGTAATAAGCTTCATAATTTAGCAGCTAGCTTAGATAGGCAATTAATAGATTCTACATTTGTTTCTAGTAAAGATGCGAAAAAGTACGAAAAGAACAACACCTGTATCTACTAGATTAAGGAAATGGGAGGAAAGATTTCTTCCTAAGCTTAAGAAACACCATGGCAATAGGTCAAAAGGTGTATTTCATAGGCTTATGAAGAAATCTTCTACTCTTAGAACTTCCTTGAAAAGGAGAAGTAAAGAATATGAAGTATTATTTGATATATCTCTTAAGGAAATTCGTGAACTTATACTTTCTGCCTATGGGAGAAAGTGTAAATATTGTATCGATATTCTTAAGGTTAATAATATGGTATGTGACCATATTATGCCTCTTAGTGGCGGTGGAGATTCTATTGTAGAAAATCTTCAAATGATTTGTGCACGATGTAATACAAGGAAAGGACCATTAACACATAAAGCATATAGTAAATTATTAGCTTGGTTAAAAAGACAAAATAAAAATACAAGAGATTATATATTAAGAAAATTAGCAAGAAGTGATGTTTTTAAATGAGCAGTAGAGAGTTGTTAGCGTGAGCGCAAACGAGGGTTTTTTGGGTTTTTGGATATACCGCTTAATATATCCCCCTTCCCGTTATTTTGACCCTATTTGATACTGCTCATTAATTTAATGGTAACTAACACCTTAGGTGTGATGTTGCCTCGTCGAAAAGAGAACGGGGGCGGGCTAATGAAGTTTATAACAGCCCCCTGACTCGAAAGGAGAATTAGTTGGATATTAAAACACAAGTTAAATTAAAAAAAAGATGTAGTGAATGTCTTCAAAAATATAATAGAAATTTTTGGAATGAATACAAGTTTCAATTAGACCTATATAATACAAGGAGAACTCAAGAAGATTGGTCTCAATTTCATGGACACGATAGATTACATATTACAATAGCAAACTTTGTTGATAATAATAATGGACATACCCCTAGTACTACTTGGTCATTATATGTAGATGAAGATATGGGAGAGAAAGAAATTTTCTTAGGAGAAGAAATGCCTATAGAACAATTAGAAAGATTTTATGAATTTTTAAAAGTAGCTTTAAATAAAACTTAAGGAGAAAAAATGAATCCGATAGTACAATTTTACTTAGCAGCATCTTTAATATTTGGTATTATAGATGAAAAGAATAATTTAGATAATCCTAAATATCCAACATCAGATAGAAGATATATATTATGTAATTGGGAAGAAGAAGATTTCTATCCCATAGAAGTAATGGGTGGTCCATTATTAAGAGTCTCTAAAGAAAGTGATAGTAAGATTAAAGCTAAAGCAAGAAGAAGATATTGGGAAAGAAATGTTGAAACGGAAGAATAGGAATAAATTTGAAAAAGATAATAAGGTAAAATTATCTAAAATTGAGTGGTTAGTAGTACTACTCTCGGTTGTTCTCATACCATGGTTATTTTACCTTTTTATCGAAATCTTGGAGGTAATAAAGTGAGTAACATAAAGTTAAGTAAATGGGATAGAACAGCAATTAAATTCAAAAGGATGTTTGGATGGAAAATAAAAGAAATAGCAAAAAGACACAAAGTAACTACAAGGACAATCTACCGTGTGTTAAAAAAATAATAAAACATCAAGAAAAACTATATAAAGTAGTGTATAGGGATGGAAAATGGATAAGGAGAAGAAATGTCAGGATACAAAAAAAAGGTGTACCTAAATAAATTAGGTGAAGCTAGTCGTAATAACGGATTAAAAGCAGGAAAATTAACACAGCAAAAAAATGCTATTGGTGATGGGCTAACACCAACTCAAAGAAGAACAGCTAAAATTAAGAAAGCGGCAATGGGTTGTTGGTGGATAGAACAATTTATAATGGGGTCTATATCATCAGGTAGAAATAAAAATGGCATAGATGATGAGTAAATTCTTCGATATCGATTTACCTTTCGGGGAAAAATATGAAGATACACTCTCTAATTTATTGACAGATAATACAAATAATAAGATTGAAGTAAAAACTGAAAGAGATATCTGGAAATCGACTGGCAATATTTATATAGAATTGGCTTGTCGTGAGGCCTTGAGTGGTCTAAGCACTACTCAATCAGATTGGTGGGCTATTATACTTACTTTTGATGGAGCTATTGAAAGTATTTCTATAATACCCACCAATCTGTTAAAGAAAAGAGTTAAATCGTTAATTAAAAACAATAAAGCAGAATATCCAGTATATGGTGGGGATGATGATGCGAGCATTGGAGCTTTAGTTCCAATTAAGGAGTTATTAAATGGAAGCTAATAAATTAAAGAATTATCTTAAAAAACTTAATATTATTAGGCACAGCTCTGGTGATAGATGGTATTCACCAGCAAAGCTTACATTTTGGAAACCATCAGTAACAACTATTATTGGTGGTGCATTATCTAAAGGTATTGGATTTGAACAATGGTTAGGTAATCATCCTAGTTATAAAATAGCTTGTGAGGAAAGAGATGCAGCAGCTGCAAGAGGAACAGAAGTTCATGATTTAGCAGAGCAATATATGCTAGGTCATGAAGTTTCTGGCTCTACAGAAGAAGTTAATAAACATTTAATGTCATTTGAAAAGTTCTGGAATGATAATGATATAGAATTAATAGCAACTGAATTATTTATGTGGTATGCAGATGTTCCTTGGGCTGGCACTTGTGATATAGTAGCTAAAATAGATGGAGAATATAGTATCATTGATATTAAAACTGGTAATTATTATAAAAGCCATGAAATACAATTAAGTATGTATGCTGAACTATATAATCATATAGCAAGAGAATGTGATATTCCTGAAGTTACTAAAATTTATGGATTATATACTAAGGGCAAATGGATTAAAGAGCCAAATTATCAATTTAAATCATTTAAAATTAATGTAGATATAGCCATGGCTACTAAACATATTTGGGATTTTATTCAGGGAGGAAAACCTTATCCTAAGTATAAACCAACTATTAAAACTAAATTTAAAGCAAAGGAGAAAGATTCTTATGATAGATTATAAAGAAAAAATTCAACTATTACAGCAATTAATTGATAAACAAGAAGATAGAATTATGGAACTAGAAAAGAAATTAGAATTTTACGAAGAGGCTAATACTGAATTAATAGCCAAGGGTAATTCAACTATCACACCAATCCCTAAATTTACAGGTGTTTCAATTAGTGCCATCTTACATGATAGAGAGATGGCAATTATTAAAATGAATAATAGGAATGGAGCATGAGTCCTCAATTATCATCTGACAGAATCTTAAGATTAGTTACGCATCACACTAATAAAGAATGTGCAATGTGTGATACGACTAAACTAGGTCCTCGCTGGGAATATAGACATTATAAATATGTTCCCAGCCACAGTCCTGAAATATTGTTATTATGTAGAAAATGTATATACAAAGAAGTCTATGGAACTAAAAATGCTTCAAAGGCAGATAGGCAAAGACTATTACATAGATTAAATTATGATTATGGAAATAATACACCAAAAGTGGAGAAATAATGGCACAAAGTAATAAATATAAAAACATTGGTAAAAAACAAATTATCAATGTAATGAGTCAAGTTATACAAAAAGTGGAAGCAATTGAAATGACATTAAATTTATTAATAATGTTTGTTGATAAAGACAAGAAGTTTAATGAATTTATGCAAGAAAAATTAGGAGGTACTAATGAAACACAAGGAGATGTGCAAACTGATAGACAAGAAGATTCTTCCGATAATAAAGAAAACTCGTGATGCTGGACAGAAAGAATATGCACATACAGCAGACAATGTATTTGCTAATTTTGAAAGAGTAGCTAAAGCACTAGGCATTAGCAAGGAAGAAGTATTAATGGTGTATCTACTTAAGCATATAGATGGGATTTCTGCCTATGTGAAAGGGCATAAGTCACAAAGAGAGGATGTAACAGGTAGATTAACAGATGCAATAGTATACTTAATGCTCTTATGGGGAATGGTAGAGAGGCAGTAGCCTCTCAAGGAGCGGTTTCGGTTTATGGTGGTTAGAAATCGTATGTTAAATGAATACCATAAGGATTATTTCTTAATTCTTCTTCATCCCAGCCTTTAGGAAATTGAAATCCTAGATTAGTTCTATCCCCTAATCCAATATTCAAATTTCTTTTAAGAATAATATCCATTAAGGAATTACCTGCTGGGCCAAATCCTTGACCACCAGTATTCTTTAAATAGGCATCATATAATAAATTTGCACCTTGTCCTAATTGTTCCTTATTCATTTCATTAATCCTTTAAATAATAATGATGGGTTTTTTCTTAAACTCATAGCCTTTGCTGCTATTTGAGCTAATCTACCTAATTTATCTTTTCTAATATCTGTTAATTTTGGAGAAGCTGGTTCTGGTCCATAAATTCTAGCAGTTTTTGATGCTGCTTGCGTTATTCTAGATTTCTTTGGAGATATGTCATACTCTTTTCTAGGCTTAGTCTCTGGTCTACGAGTTTTAAAGGTCCAATCAGCTCTATTTAAAACTGGTTGTGCAAACAACCTTTCTACACCTTTTGTAATCTTACCCGTACCTAAGTCATGAACATCTCTCATACCACCTCGTATTGGAAGATATGTACCGCCTTTTCCATTTTTATTAGGAATCCAAGCAAAATCCATGTATTGCCAATGTTGCCCAGCAACATATTCTAAAGCTTTAGACCATCCCATTCTGTTAATTGGAACAAATCCTAATCTAAAGGTCCTAGTAACAGTACCATCCTTCAATCGATGCCTAAGGCCTTCTCCAGGTTTTATTTCAGTTAATTTCATATCACCTACAACTTCACCTCTGGGATTAACTGGCAACGATAATCCATTAATTACTTGCCTTGGGAATTTTCTAACTTCTGTACCATAATCATATTCAGCATTCATTATAGCTTTTTTAACATTAGATATTGCATTTCTACTACCGCTTGCAAATACTTTTTTAATACGACTTATTCTAGGGTCATTTTTTGCTTTATTTTTAAAATCATCTTGCTGCTCTTCTCCATGTATTAATGTCTCAATTTCTCTCCCAACATATGGTTTCATAGATGCATCTATCCTTGCCATTTGCGGCTCTACAATAGTTTTTACTCTTACATCACCCTTGCCCATTGGAATCATTGAAGGGTCCTTGCCAACAGCAACTTTAGTATTGCCAACTAGTAATCTTCTTTTTTTCAACGTATTTTCTGCATTTTTTAAATCCTGCTCTTTTTGGATTCGTTCTCTTTCAGTGAAAATTCCAAATTTATCATCTTTTCTTAATTCTTTTTTCTGGTCTTTAATTCTAGATTCCATAGCTTTCAATTCTAAAGATTCTCCAGTAACTAAACTATGCCCCAATTGATACATCCCACCTCTTACACTATAACCACCAGCTTGTAATGCATTATGTAATGCTTGAGATATCTTACCACCCTTAGCATATTGTTTAATAGGGCTACGAACTCCATATCCTTGAGTATCAACAACAGAAGATAATAGAGATTGTGCACCTTTTCCAAGGGCATAGCCACCTAAAGCAGCTCCCCCAGCTGTATATGCAGCATACTTCCCAAAATTTTGGGCAGAATTTAACTCCTCATCTGAGGGGGTCATCGCTTCTATTAATTCATCTGCCATTAATAAAATTCTCCAGGTGTAGGCACTTTTCTTTCAGGTCCTTCTCTAAGGTCTTTAGATGCCTTTGTTAAACCGATTGCAGGAACTCCTGTCCATTTATCAATAATTCCTAATGGATTTTCTATAATATTATTAGGTCCATGCAAATCTCTAATTATTCTTCCAAATGGGAACATTGTATATACATAATAGTTAGAAACACGCTCCCAATCGTCCTCTAATATAGCTCTCATAGAAGAAATAGGCAATCTTAAAATAGGAGGAGTAACTGTCTGTAATGGAGCTAATGCTCTAGGCCATTGTCCAAAGAAAGCTCTATTACGCTCTTTCTCATCTCCGAATATCCAATCAGCGGTATCTTGAACCCAATTCCAAGGAGCTGGCATAGCAGTTTCAAATAAGGAATAAGCAAAAGCATTACCTAAAGCAAATACAAATAAGTCCATTTGCATTATTCTAGCAGCTCTTTTAGCTTCCTCTCCTTTAAAACCATATATTCTAGCTTGTCGTAAAGCTTCTTTTCTAAATCTAACAGCATTCCATCCCCATAATTGGAAACGAGTCATTACTTTACCTAATGCAGTCCTAGCAAACATAGGTCTATATGGAGCAGAATATAAAAACTGTGTAGCTTTAACACCTTTCTTAGCTAATTCAATAAGAATAGGATGGTCAAAATCTTTAATAGCTCCACCAAATTTATTATACCAATGTAAATAATGTGCCATAAAAGCATCTCTTCTTAATGCTCTCTCAGGGACAGACATAAATTTAGCTGCTAATTCTGCAACAGGCTTAGTTATTTCTCTTTTCTTAGCTAAGTCAAGTACAGATTCTTGTGATAACTCAGGGTCCTTTGAAAGCTTTCTAGCTACATCTTGAATAAATTGCTTATTCTTACTTGTTTGATACTCTTTAGCTAATCCATACTCAGCCATTAAATATTCTGGCAATACTCCATGTTTAACAACAAATTCATCGATTGCTTGCAAAGAGTTCCATTTAGGATTAATAGCTGATAATTTTTTAGGATTTCTTGCTGTTAGCCAGGTATTAAAACCTACTGATTGAATAGTATGCATAGTACCACCAAAGATATTATTAACCACCGATTTAGGATGTGCTAATAATGATGCTAATTCAAACTTAGCTTCTAAATTACTCCAGTTCCTTATCTGGAATAAATCTATTCCTCTTAAATTCTCTGGTAGGTCTTTCTTAATTAATCCAAGCTTTTCGCCTATTTTATTAACTCTATTTTTAACTCTATTGTCAGCCCACCAAGCATATGGAGTACCTTTCATCTTCATCTTAGGGTCATTTAATACTTGCTCAGGAACAACATCAGGATTACCCATAGCTCCTTGCACATATAATTTCAAAAATGTAGACCAAGCTTCAGTTTGCTCTTTCCCCATCTTTTTAAACATAGTACTATTAAAATCATTAATTGTATTTCTTCCAAATATCTGTGACATTTGTCTGAAGTAATTGCCTACTAATCCCTTGACATAATTATTAGCTACTTGTCTATCTAGGGAATAGCCTGGCATATGAGCATTTCTAGAGAAAAGTGGACCAGCCTTCTTTAAACTTCTAAACCAATTAATACTTTCTTGTTTTTCTTGTTTTTTGGCAGATATGTTAGTTAATACTTCAAAATGTTTCCATTCATCTAAATCCTGAAAATTCCATTCACCTGTTAATGCATGATGTCTATAGGTTAAGCTTGTTAATATCTCTTCCATTTGAGCTTTAGGTAGCTCAGCCTTATTTAAAAAATCAGTATATCTTTTTAATGATTCTAATGCTGTTTTTCTATCAAAATGCATATGAGGCCAATATCTTTCAAAATCTATTGGTTCTGTTGCCCTAGTTTCAGATTGCATTAATTCTTTTTTTACTTTAGGGTCTTTAGTCATTTCAATCATCATTGATTTAGCAACTTTTCTTATCCCATCTACACCAAATTCCAATGGAAACCCTTTGCCTGCTTCATAACTTTTCTTTAGATGTCTGACAAATGCAACATGGTCTATTCTAGGACTTGTTTGTGCTTTGTCATACCATCCTATTCTAAATGGTTCTAATGATGCTTGTATAACTCCCTTAGGTTTACCAGTGACTTTATTAATAGGCACATCACCAGCTATAACTTCTGTGAACATTTTTCTAAAGAAATTGGTATATGCATCATTAATAACTTTAATAACTTCTTCACCCCTCATTCTTTTTTGCTCACCTTTAATATTAACAGTATATATCTTATCCTTAATAGATTTGTCATAATCATATTTCTTTAAGACATTTTGATATAGCTCATTATATGTTTGAGAGTCGGCATAATTAATAGCAGATTCTTTATCTTGCCTAGACAAAAGGTATTTAGTGTTGGGGTGTTCTCTAATTGCTACTGCAATCTCGTGAAGTGCATCTGCCCCTTTAATATTATCTAAAAACAATAACTCTTCACCTAATTTCTTTTCATATTCTTCGCCTTTACCAATAGCAGCATCATTAGCTCTACCAATCCAATGAGTTAATTCATCCATATACTGTGTTGGTTTAACTACCTTACCTTTTTTAAATATACCTTCAGGGGTCAAAAACATACCTTCTTTTTGCATTAGAACAATTTCATCTTTCATTAATTCTCTATTAATTGTTTCAGGGAATTGCAAATAATGTCTTTGTGATAATTTAGTAATTTTACCACTTTTAAGTCTTTGCCATAAAGTTCCTCTTTTAATATCATCAAACCAATTACTCATTGCCATCCAATCAGCTTTATTCATTAAACTTATATCTTTCTCAAGTAATCCCCTCACTAATAAATGGAAATTTTCAGTAACTTTATTATTTTCTGTCTTTAAATGAGTTAGGATATTATCAATAGCGGCTTTAGTTTCCTTAGATACTTCTACCTTTTTCTTAGGTTTTTTAACACTTTCCCAACCAGAGGTAGAAGTTAAGAATTTATCCATATCTCCAGTAAAGTATTCAGGTAGTCCTTGTTCTATATTCTCTTGTTTTTGTGGCTCTTCTACAAGTCTTTGTCCTAATTTCCTAACATCTTCAGGGGCTCTTTGTTTAGAAATCTCTGTATAAACATCGCCCATTTCTTTTAAAAATTCTATTCTACTATCTCTATTGACAGATTGACTATTATAACCTAGCCTAGATAATGAAGTTTTAGATGCTTCCTGCCTCATAGAGCTTATCCATCTATAAGCTACTTCATCTAAGGGTATCTTCTTTTTATTAATAAGAGCTTCAAAATTCTGTATTGCTTTTAAATCACCACGATTTAATGAACCTAACATAAGAACATCAATTAAATCTTGTTGATTCTTAGTATTGTATGTATTCTTTTTAACCTTTGCAATCTTGGCATCTATAGTAGCTTGGTCCATTACAGCAGTAGTTGGCTCAGTACTTTTAACCTCCCAACTAAATCCAGGTGATTTTAATCCATGTTTTTTTAAGAATGCTGCAATATCCAACCCCTGGTCACCTACAGATTCTTGTAAGTCAGGGTCATTTCTTAATCTTCTTTTACTCATTAAATAACTATTTCTTTTCCAACTATCTACAGCTGCAACAATTCTTTTAATATTCTTTCGCTCATTAGCATCCATTTTATCAATGATTTCTCTAACTTTTTTAACGGTAACTAATGTAGTTAAATCTTTCATAAGAAATGCACTAGCTTTATCTCTTATATCTCTTAAAACTTGTATTCTTTCATTTTTCCAATTAAAATTCTTAAGAGTTTTAAAAGCACCTCGTTTAGTTTTAACTTTAAATTCTCTCTGAGTTTTTCTTAATAATTCTGGTGTATGCTGAATAGTAGTATTATGTATAACTTGTTTAAATAAATTATTATCACTAGCAACAATATCTAAATCAGTATTATTTAATAGCGATAATCTTCTTTTATTTTTCCCTGAGCCTGTTGTACCTGCATTTAATGTCACATCCATATAATGGTGATAGTCCATTTTAAAAGACTTTCTGTCTAATAATTCAAGCAAATCATCGTATTTATTAACAGACTCTTTGTAGTTTCTATATAAAGCTTCTACCTTGTCTACATCTACTCTTTTCAAAGGACCATCTGAATAGTCTAATTCATGTAACATCCTAGCAATTTTTGGAGTTACTGTATTAATATCAGCTTCATTTTCAAACATTAATTTAGAAGTCATTTCATGTCGTTCTTCCATTGTAAAATTACGATTCTTTAAATAATCTCTACCATAATAAGCTGAATTTGCTTTTTCCATCATACCAAAAATACCTTGTTGCTTTAACTGGTATATATCATTATTATTAAATTTATCAATGAACTCATTTGGATTCTTAACCTCTTTTCCATTTTTAGTTACTGAATCTACATTAAAATGAGCTTTATACATTTGTTTCCACCATTCTGCATAATTTTTCATCCCAGGATAGTCCATAGGGTCAGAAGAAAGTCCTACCATAGCCCTAGTAAGCTTACGTATATAATCTTTCTCTTTTGGGCTTGTTTTAGGCGAAATTTTAACATCGTATACATCTTCTATCCATTTTCCTTTAACTTTTTTATTAGTTTTAAAGCTAAAAGTATCAGAACCTCTATCTACTAATACATTATAAACAGATGCCATTATTTGTTTAGGACTAATTGCTGCACCACTAAGTAAGTTTCTACCATCTGTAGCTGCATGAGACATCTCCATTCTAGTATTAGGAGCATAAGCTGCAGATATATCATCTATATCATATTTTCTTGTATCTGGTTTTAAAAGACTCTTAATTATTTCTTTATCTTTATTTTCAGTAATAATAATATTTCCATCTTTATCCTTCTCGTAATATTCTTCTTTATTAGCCTCATAAGCATCTTTCCAAGTCTTTTTAAAGCCACCTTTACCACCCATGTATACATAAGCCGCATCACCATCAAGGTCAGCACCACCTAAGGCTTTCATAGCTCTAGAATGCAATAAAATCCCATGACCTTTTCTACCTGTAAAACCTGCAAATTCTAATATATGAGTGCCTGAGATAGAGTCCATTGGAACTCTCATTACAGCAGACCTAAATACTTCTTTTAATTCAGCCTTAGCTACAGCGTCTTTTGTTCTTAGATACATTTCATACAGCTCTCCTAAAGACCTATTACCAAAAGATTCTGTCTCTACTCTCATTTGGCGATAAGCTTCATCTAAAAAGAAAAGCTTATCATTAGTATCTAATTCTTTTAATCGAGGGTTGACACCATCCATATCTTCTCTTAAATATCTATCATATGGTCTCATTCTAGCAGATATAGAATTATTAATTTTTGGCTTTGTAGCTTTATTAATTACCCAACTAGACAGAACTTTCATTCTATAGTCATTAACAAAATTATGGACAAAGATAGCCATTTGATTTTCTGGCCTATTGCTTAGTTTAGCAGCCACTCTACCATCTTGAATCATTTGACTACTAAGAGAATTAAACTCTTCTAATTCTTTAATTTCTGCTTTATATGTTTCAATATCCATATCACCATTTTCAAATTCTTCAGCAAGGGAATCTTTTCTTTTCTCTAACATAATTTCATATGCTTTACGAGCAAATAATTGATTGCCTTCAAGTTTCATAGAAGCAACTATTCTACCTAAACCCATATTTTCCCAATCTAATTTCTCTAATTCTCTCATTAATTCTTTGTCAGATGCTGTAGGTAGTTTATCTTCATATGCCCTTAATGCATCATTTGCCTTTTTAGTGCCCTTGTATTTAGGTTCTAACATAGTATCAAAGATATCATTGACTATATCATTCATATGTATACCATCTTTAGTTTTAGGTGCAAATGCTAGTGATTCTACTAAACTATTTAATAATTGCTTTTTAAGGGATTGTTTTTGTAACATTTCAGGACCTTGTCTAACACTATAATTAAACTTTATAGCACTAGGGTCTAATTCATAAATAGCATTAGGATTCTCTGTAATCAAATCCCTAGTACCTCTTTGCTTAGCTGCTGTTTCTTGTATGATAAAATGTGTATCAGCTAATCTCATATCTTCACTTTGTTTTTTACCCGCAGCATGCATCATATACTTACCTAATAAAGCACCATGCTTAGCATCAGGGGCAATGATAAATGATTTATTTTGCCCAGAAACAGGATGACCAGCATCCTTATTTAAAGCATCTATTACATCATCTCTTACTATAATAGCACCATCCATCATTTCTTCCATCTCAGTATTCTTTAAATTAGCAAGTTTTTGATTTTTAAGCTTTTTACCAGGCTCTACATCTACATCATTATCCATAACAAAATTAAAATTACCATTTTTTGTTAAACCTAATTTTCGTTTAGTTGTAGGGTCTACATAGTTTTGATAAAATTCTTTATCACCACCATAAGAATCTGTCATCCATATTTGACTTCTTTTATTCCAATTCTTTACATTGTTAATAAATCCTTTTCCTAACATCATCTTCATATTAGCATCATTAAATTCTAATCCATTTTTAGCTAAATTCCATAAGACATTTGATTTAAAAGCCTTATCAAAGTAATCTTTTGCTTGTTGCTTAGTCATAAAATTATCACCTGCAGCAAATTTCTTACTAAACTTTTCAACAAAATCATCTCTTAATTTATCAATTTTATATCTTCTAAATCTTTTAGTTATCTGATTATAAGAATGTTTATCTACATCAGGATGCCATCTCATAAATATAAGCTTATCATTATCTCCTTTTCCCCCGAAATAATAAAAGCCACCATTTTCTTCTTTCCCCCAATGCTTTAAACTTCTAGATAATAATTCATTAAAAGCTTTTTCTCCATATTTTTGAGAACCTCTAAATCTAGAAGGAGTTAATTCTCTATGTCTACCATTAAATCCTTCTACTACTATATTATCTAAAACAGCAAAAGCCCTCTCATCCTTACCTGTTAAAGCACGCCAGATATCATCTACTAGTTTCATTGGTTCAAGAGTTCTTTTTACATTACCTGCTAAATTACTTTGATAAGTTTCATCCATCATAGTAATTTGCTTACCATCAGAGGTAAATTGAATTAATTTTCTGTCATTATTTCTACGACTAATCCATTGACGAGCGAAGTTTTCAGCCTCATCTCTTTGCTCTTTATTATATTCTTTACTTTTAGGATTTAATTCTTTTATATCAAATTCTTTAATTATTTCTTTTAAAAACTCTTGAGACCTATTAACTTTAGAGCCTGGATTATGATACTTAGGAAAGATTTCAGCAATCCTATCCATATCTTGTATCATTTTAGATTCTTTAATTGGACCAACTAACCCCTTATAAGAACCTATATTTTTCATATATTTCTTAACAAATTTAAATGGATTAGTGCCTATTTCTTTTTCAGATGTAGGTATACTACCTGTATCAGCATCTTCAACATTCTTTAAGCCACTATCATCTTTTTCTGTTTGTTTACCTTGTGCAATGGCCTCTTTAGATAATTGCTCGGGAAAATGTTGTTCAAATAATTCAGCAAATGCTTTTTTAGATTCATTTTTATTAGTAGCATCTGCAATAAATCCCATAGCCCTAGGAGGAGTCTCTGGATTTCTAGGAGCAAAACCCTTAGCTGATGGTATATATCTATGCCATTGATTTTTTACATGCTCATATACATATACTGGCTTATTCATATTAATAGCCATTTGAGCAGCCCAGCCTGGAGCACCTTCTAATTGTTTATTAGTTTCTATTACTCTACCATCTTTTAATGTCATCTTCCTAAATTCGCCAGATAAGTATAAAGCATCTGCATTTTTAACTACAAAATAATTCTTTCTGACCATATCTAGATTATCTCCAGTAGGTGTTTTGCCTAGCATATTACCAGCTCTAGTAATCTCTACATTAGCTTCTGCTAATTCTTCTGGCTTCAATCCATGGGCTACACCAGGAAAGACTTTCTTTTTCATTTTAGCAGCTTCAGGCCTAGTAACCATATGTATATTAGCTATCTTATCTCTTCTTTTATGACCTTCTCTAGCAATAAATGATTCCACTCCACTTTGTCCAGAAGTAATAACAAAATGTTCAAATCCTGCTAATGCACCAGGTTTAAGCTTTATTTTTTTACCATCTGCTCCTGCTACTTGATAGTATTCACCAATATTATCAAGCATTTTAGCTGCTTTTTTAACATCTACTCCAGTAGCTTTTGCAAAGTCTAATACAGCTTGAGTATTCTCATCCATAGTTCCCCATCTAGACTTAAACATTTCTTTAGTAACAGATTGAACTTCTGGAGGTAGTTTTTTAAATTCAGGATGAAATTCAGGGTCTCTCATAACTAGAAGCTCTGCATTATCCTTAGCATCCTTTTCATATCTTTGCATAAATTTTTGAGCCTTAGCATATGTCCAAGGTCTCTCATTCCCACCAAACCACGCCCCCATAACATATTGATATACTTGCTCAGGAGTAGTAGCTCCTTGCATTGTACTAGGTAATCCCATAAATAATGAACCAGCTAATGTTTTAGCAACCTTATTCCCTGCTTCATCACCCACATTAATAAAATTTCCAATACTTCTAAATACACCACCTGCCATACCGCCATGGGCAAATGCAGACATCATTTCATCTACACCCCCTTGCCAAGAGGATACTGCCGAAGCTGTACCTAAATGGAATGCTCCTTCAGCTATATGCCTAGCTCTATTCCCAAGAATAAAGTCAGATGCTGTCTTTACAGCTGAATTTTTAGCTAATCTGCCTTGATTTAAAAAGGGTTTTACTGACTTCTTAGCAAAATCAGTTGCTACTTTGGCAGCAGCCATAGGAACGGATTTATCATTAAGACTTCTAGCTAATTTAGCTGCAGATACTAATGATTGTGCTTTAGTTAATTTAGCAGCTCCCATAAGTGGAGCAGATATAATACCAGGAGCAAAACCTGCTAAATGACCTAGGTTTTTAAATATAGCTTCGTATTCATTGTCAGGAGCTTCGCCAAAATGTAATGTAGTGAATCCCTCCATAAAGCCTGCACCAAAATCAGTGAGTGCATCTTTAATACTAAACTCACCACCAAAAAATGGCACACCATGATATGCGGCATGTTGTTCTATTGATTGTTTAAAGGGTTCTGAAAAGGCTTGAGGATTATCTTTATAACGGTCTATAATACTTCGTAGAGTTTTTTCGTCCCACTTTGGTTGAAATTGGGCTTCCGCCATGATATTTACTTACCTTGAGCTTGTGAATATAAATCCATTACACTTGGAGCAGCAAAGGCTAAAGAAGCAATTCTTCCTACTGGATGAGCTTTCAAAGCTGTTGCCCCGAGCATACCTAAAATACCTAGATTACCTAGACCCCTACCAACTTGTCCGCCAGCATCACCACCTAGGTATTCACCTAAAGATTGGGCTTGGCTTAAAAGTCCATAACCTAAAATTTGAGCAGGCAAACCACCACCATAAGGCCTCATAGTTCTACCTAATGTTTTATATCTAGCTTCTTCAGGAGCTAAAGCTGCTCTTTCTGAAGCTAATTTACTTATATTACCTCTAATTTTACTTATTTTAGCTGAAGCAGTTTTACTTCGTTTTTGCTCTGTCTTTAATTCATTAACCCTAGCTTTAAGGTCTTTCATCTTCTGGTCATTTCTTTGCAAGACATTCTTATTAGCTTCTGCATTCAAATTCTTATTAGCAATACTTAAATCCTTTTTAATATCAGCTGCACTCCTAGGAACTGTAAGTTTATTTAATTTAGCCCTTTCAGCCCTTACATCCTTTAGTGTCTGTTCTCTAAGTTTCCTTGCCTCTTTATTGGCATCAATTACATCCTGAGGTGTTCCCATTAAATATTGACCACCAGCTACAGCGCCAGCTAATGCTAATGGACCTCCAATTCTTCCTAATAAGCCAGGTTCCTCTATAAGGCCTTCTATAGGACTAGGACTAGCATCTGGTAAATAAGCTCTTACTGCTTGAGCTTGTGCGAATGCATTTTCATCTCCACTTGCCTCTAAGTCAGAAACTAAATCGAGTAAATTTTGATATAATTGAGGAGAATCTTCTATAGCATCTTCAATCTGTGAATCAGTGGCTCCTCGCATCTTTAGTTTATTAAGCTCTGACATTTGCTTTTGGGTTCTCATTGCACTAGCTTGGGTATATTGAGATTCAAAGTTTTGAACATCTTGAGCAGATATTCTTCCACCCTTCATAGAAACAAAAGAGTTCCATAAGGCAGTTTTGTCGGGCATAGGAGTACCGCCTGTGTATACAGGAGCTCCATCTACCATATCAAATTGTCCACCAGCACTCATTCCATATTGTAATAAATTGCCAAAGAATTGTTGTTCTCTGCCCGCTTTACGAGCTCGCATTACATCTGCAAATGATTGGCCTGGGTCGCCGTATGCCATTTATTCTCCTCCATTCCATGGGAAATATTTACTTATTAAACCTTTAACTATAAATAATAATACTACTACTCCGAATACAGAGCCAACATCTACAAAATGATTACCACTATCACTTTCAATTTTGCCTCCTCCTGGAGTTTCAATAGTAAACTTTTTTAGTTTCTTTGGCTCTCCGCCTACAATAATATCCATTAATCGCCTGTCCACCATTTATATACATCGTATATCTTATTTGCACCTTTTCTACCTATATTATAAACTCCTTTAGCAGCATCTATACCCAAATCTATATACTCTCCACCAACTTCTCCTAATGCTTCTCCTAAAAGGCCTCTTTTATGAGGGTCTATTACTCCCATTGGATTCAAAAGATTCAAAAATGGGTTATAATGCATTGCTTTATCCGTTGTCGATTTTAACCCTGGAACAACATCACGTTGTATTCCACCTACAAAGCCGTGTCTCATTCCATAAGGCCTAGGTGGCGTAACCCACATTTCCCCAGCTTCTCTTGCATCCTTATATCGCCTTTTTTCATCTACAGCCCATTTTTCTTCATCGCTTAAATTTAGATAGTCCAAATATTCTTGTTCTTGCCTTGCCTCATCTGTTAAAACAGGAGATGGTCTCTCACCCCATTCTTTACCAGGTGTATACGGAGCCCCTATTAAATTTGGATTTACCAAAGGATTCCAGGGGCCATAACGATATTCAGGTGCTACTTTCCTACCCATTACATCCAGGGGCTCTATACTTTCATCATAGGTATTTAAAGCTATAGGACTTTCTACACTTTCTTGAACTAATTCTGATTCTACTTCATCAGAAACTAGGTCTTCATCTTTGGGGATTAAAGCTTGCAATTCTGTTATTCTTTTTTGTTTATCTTTTTCAGCATCTTGAACAAAGCTCTCTTCTTCCTCATAATGAGCTTCTGCATCAGATAAATCTTGCTTATAATCATCATATAAATTCATACCATGCTCTGCTTCCCAATCAGACCTAGATTTTCCTCCAACTTGCTTGTAATCTTCATATCTTTTATCAAGCATATGAGAAAAAGCTTCATCTTTCTTTTTTATTTTATCGAATTTCTTTTTAGCTTTTGCTAATATTTTTTGTGATTTTTTAAATTCCTTTAGGTCAGGGAAATCTTCAGCTGGCTTACCTGAATCCTTATGCTCTGTTAATGCCTCGGCATATTTAGCACCCCATCTCTCATCTGATTTCTTCTTTATACCACCTAAAAGACTACCAATACCATAACCTATGTCAGAACCTAATGTAGAGGCATGTTGTTGTGCCATTTGGGCATTTGCTGCTTGCACCCATTGAGGGCTACTCATATCAAATTTAAGTGCCATTATTGATTCCAGAGGCCGCCTTCACTAGCTGCCCCTCCTGCAAAAGACCCAAAACCACTTGCTGCACCACCTAACATTCCACCCCAGAAACTAGACGTCCTATTTTTACGAGCTTCAGCAAGAGCCATTGCTTGTTGTCTTCTAGCTATATCTGCCTGTGCTATATTTTCTTGTATACCCATTTGCTGACTAGCCATTCCTGATTGTAATCCTGCTATTTGACCTAATAAACCTTGGCCTTGATTAAATTGACCTAACCCTTGCATATATTGTTGATTAAGACCTTGTTGCCATTGCTGATTAATATCTCGAGCCATTGCTGTAGTTGCACCTCTTTGTTGAGCTTGAGTAATACCACTTTCTTGTCCTAGTGCAGCGGCTTGTCTTCTAGCTAATAAATTTTGTAATGCCAGAGATTGATTCCCTTGCTGCTCCATAAGTCTTCTTTGTTGAAGATTGCGAACACTCATTGGGTCCATCATATCTTCTGCAAATCCCATAGATTGACCATATGCACGTTGCATTTGACCTGCAGTTCCACCTTGCAAGTCAATTAATTCTTGAACAGGTTGCATGTATTGTTTTATTTCCTCAGGCTTAATTGAAGTATTTTCTGTTTTTGGGAATAGCCATCCAAACATTATATAATGATTCCTATTTTTACCTTATAATATAATAATATCTTGTCTAACAATCCAATCACTTTATTCTCCTGTTACTATTGTTGCTGGTAAAGCAGTTGCTTTTAAAATTATTGGTGGATAATGCGACCCTGTTGTTCTGTTTCTACCATGTGATATATAGGTACTAGAGCCACTGGCTAATCCTGCTAAATAATATGTAGTATCTGTTCCAGCAGTAAGCCCAGTTACAGTAAATTTTATAGTACTAATACTATGGTCAGTTTCATCTATATATACAACTTGGTCAGCATCATATGTATGTTTTTCATCTAATTCTGCATAAGATGTTCCAGTTGATAATGAAAATTTAGCACCTTTAGATACACCTGTCATCCAAAAAGAGCATTCTATTTCTACATTACCACTTGGAGGTACTTTAAATTGTATAGATAAATCAGTTCCTTGTGCAGTTTGCATAACAGTCATAGAGCTAGAATTAATTGTAATAGTAGCATGTCCTACAGTAGTACTGTCATTCATTATTTTAGTATATCCAAGCATCATCCCAGCATAAGCACTATTAGCAGCACTAAATTCAGTACCTGCTTTCTTTGCTATGAAATTCCCACTATGAGAATCTAATGTTATACTAGCTCCAGAATCAACAACAAAATCATCAGCAATAATTTGGTCTAAACTAGATATAGTTAAATCGCCACTAGAATAAGTGACATCAGACAAATCATTTAAGGCAGATACACTACTAGTACCTGCACCAATATCACTTCTAACTTCTGATGCGGAGCGACTTTCTAATCCATTTGCTGTAAAGCGAGCATATTCATCATCAGCAACTGAATTACTATCTATCTTAACTGCATTAGTATCAGCGATTCCAAATGTTAAAGTTTCTTGACCTCCAATATATGTTAAAAGATTAACTCCCGTAACATATTTAACTTCTCCATTATCTGACATTAATATTTTATCAGTGTCAGAGCTTATTTCGCTTAAACTTCCAATGGTTAATTTAGAATATGTACTTAAATTACCTAACTTATCGTATAGTAATGCCTCATTTTTAATAGGTTTATTTCTATTGCTACGTAGGCCCTTAGATGGCTTATTCCCTTTGCTTAAAGGCACTAAATTGGCGTTTAAATCAACCTGATAGCCCATAGGTGTTTTAACAGCCAATAAAAATTCACCTTTATAATTTCTAGCAAGCATAGTAGAACCAACTGGACTCTCTCTTTTTCTAATAGGACTTTGTTTAGCTTCTAAATCAGGCTGCAAATCATCTAATCTGTCATATATTTCTTTTAAAGCCTTATCAGTTATAGGTTCTCCAACTAGAGTTCTGAGAACTTTTGCTTTTGTCATTGTTCTTGGAGAATGTCGAGGCATTATTTAATACTCTTTGGCTTAAATACTACTCCTATTGAATCTATATAACCTCTTTGTTTTTCTAAGATAATTTTTAGTTTTTTGCCCTTCTTATTGCTAGTTATTTTTAATCGAGGGGCAATTAAGGAAATAGGAGCATTAACACTATGTATAACATTGGTAGTAGATAATTGAGCTCGAAGAACAGTTATTTTCGTAACATCTTCAAAAGTATTAATTGCTGATACCCACATAATTTCATCATTTATTTTGATATAATGACCTGGGCGTATAAATTCTTGTTTAGTATTGACAGGATTTTCACTCTTTATTTCAAATTCATCCGTATCTGCTGGTAGATTCTGAGATAAATATGTTCCTCCTAATATTGTAGATGCATAATGTTTATTTTCTATATTCAATGGCACTTGGCTATCATTTATATACATTCTAACTGAATTAGAGACAGATGCAGTAGAACTAAATTGACTCCCATCATCTATATTAAAATAACTAGGAGTTCCTGTTAGATTCATACTTTTAAAAACTTTATCTTGTGTGTCTGCCCCAAATGTTAAATCACCACTATGCCACGTCCATTCTCTTCTAGCAAAATTTGTAAATTCCTCGTCTTCAGCAGAAGTAATATTATATAATAAATTTCCATCAGATAATAATACAGTACCATCTGAACTTGAATTAACATATCTAGGGCGAGGAGATTCAGATAAATCCCATCTTTGATTTAAAATATTATATAAAAATAATCTTCCCTTTCCCTCAGAATTAGATAAGGTAATTGCAAAACTATTTTTTGAATTTAGGAAAAATACTGTAGGCAAATCACCATTTATTAATGTTTGTTTAATTAATTCTTTATAACCTGCTTGTATTTTATTTCCTGATGTGTCCTTAGGGAATGCTGCAGAATTTAATATTGGATTGCCTATTGGATTAGGTTTATTGCCATCATGTAAATATACATTGTTCTTATCTAAGAAGCATAATCCAAATTCAGTTTTAACAAAGGCATTTTTTCCTGTAATACTTATACCTTCATATTCATCTTCTATTAATAATGTAATAGGGTCTAGCTTATATAATTTATTCTGCCCCCAAATATATAATCTAGAATTAAAACTAGTCATTGCTATCGGAACCTCAGGCATTATACAAAAGTCTGATGTCCAATCATATCTAAAGAAATTACCAGGTGATGACCTAAAGACATATCTTTGAGTATCATTTAATTCAGGATGCCATGCATTAGAAATAAACATATATCCCTTGTATATAGCAGATAATCCATAATGCATTGATGAGGTGTGCTCGAGGTCTTGTGAAATACCATTCCAGTCTTCATAACTGATAGATGTGCCAGTATCCTTTATAGTATGATAAAAAACATCTTGATGCACATCATAAGTCCATTGGTCAGCTTTTAATTTAATAATATCAACTAATCCATAGGCAGAATCTTCTCCTATAGTTCTATAAACACCTATGCCAGTGATTCTTTTATTAATAGTTTGCAAATATGATGGAGTTAATTTAATTGTAAGCTCTAAGAAATCTAGGACATCATCCACTTCTTCTGTGTAAGGCCCAAATTGCTGTAATTCTGATTCAAATTCTCCATCATACTCAAATGTAAATTTATATTTATATAATCCTACCTCAATAGGACCTCCTTCAGTAGGATTCCCTTGTGTAAATTCTATAGAAGTTAGAGAAGTACTTATAATAGCACCGTCATTTTCGCTATGTAAAAATATATCTTTAAAGTATCCGCCAGTTTCTGCTGCACCTGCTACTACTATATCACCATTGTCATCAGTTATCTGAGCTCCTGCAATATATATATTTTGTCCTCCTTTTTCTAAATCAAAAATATTTTGATTATATCCAAAAAGGTTTTTTGACCTATTAAAATTTAAGGTACTGAACCATATATTAACATTATCAGTCGCTGTACTACTAACACTACCATTTGTAGTAACAGTAGTTTGTGTTACTGGGGTCATATTGCTAGAATCCCATATTGTTAAATTATCGCTAAAGATATCTGAATTATATTCCTTAAAAGCAGCTCCTCTGAATCTTAGAAGATTTGAATTTTGAGAAGAACCATCTTTGATTTTACTAATGCTATCAGTAATTTGGATTGTTTCTAAAAGTGAAGTATCTCTATTGTGATAACATGTATACCTAGCATTACTATCAAATTCCCAATTAACACCATTACAATTAGCCCTTTTAAGAGTAGTGTATAAACTAGCTTTTTTAAATTGATTATTATAATCCCAAAAAAGCGCAGAATAAGAGCTTCTTTTTGAGTCCTTAGCCATGAATGTTGTCATGTCTTGATTTATAACTAAAATAGCAGATGTATCATTTTCTTTCTTAACTCCACACAGATAAACAGGTGTATATTGATTATATGTTGCTATATTACTCTGTGCTTCATCAAAAGTACCATTTACATTATTATTATATTCTATATGATTCCTTGCAACAGTAGAAGCAGCACTTCTTAAAATAGTAGGGAAAATATTATTAATTTTATCAAAACCCTCTACATCTATCTTATGCATTGTGCAAACAGGGCCCATAACTTGTCCTCTTCCCCATTTAAAGACAGAATCCATATGCTCTCTCTTATGGGCATTAAGCTCAGAATCATGTTTAACTGAAAGTCCATATTGCACATTATTATTTTCAGTTATCTTTTTGGGTATGTCGGTATATATATTATCATCATCTTGCTCATAAGCAAAACTTCGTGCAACATATTTATTACAAGCCCATACTTGATTTTGATGAGCATCACCTTGCTGAACAAAATCAGCTTGTTTAAATGTTTGTTTGTTATACGCATTTTTATTGTGAAAGCCAGCAGGTGATGTATCAAAGCCACCTCTGGTAGATGCTGAGAATGCATAAATTGGGAATGTAGCATCTGCTACTGCTGTGCAACTAAAGTTATTCCATCTATTTGCACTTTTATCAAGCCTATCTCCATATCCTAGATTTGTATTTAATCCACTCTCTTCCATTCTATCCTTAAACAATGAATCATCGGGCCAATCATACCATTGAAATTTCCAAACATTAGGTTCCCAAGTAGTGGGACTTACTTGTATCTCATGATAATTGTAGTAAGGGTCAACCCATGTATCATTTACCCATTCTCCTGGAACATATTCAGACCAGTTAAATTCTTGATTGCCAGCCCACATATTTTGACTATATTTATTATTTAAAAGAGTTCTATTTGATGCAGTTTTCCATGTTCTGTTAATAAATACATAATACCCTTGTCCAGGTTCAAATAAAGATGGTGGTTTATATCCGCCCCATCCCTTATTTAAATCCTGGTTTCCATTATAAAAACCTCTATTATTACTTTGATTAGTAAGAACATGCCTAGTAGAATCAGCCCCTGGTATAGTATTATATTTATATTCCTCTTCATCTTCCATCTCACCATTGCCAGAAACCATTACCCATGGTTTATACTTGGGATTTTCTATTTCTGGACCACCAAAATTAGGTCTTCCACGAACAACGCCAAAATCAGTTTGAGATGGAGTATCTCCCTCATAAGTATTTCTATAAACAATTCCAGGATGACCAGTCCATTCATCTAATTGAAATAATGTAAGGTCATTACTATATACAGTATTATAATGTACTGTATCACCTAATTCATCTATCCAACCTGTTGACCCAACTGTGTAATTAACATTTTCATTAAAATCAGTATAATTACTTATATCTCCCTCTGTGGTCGATTCAGGTACATTAGATTGAGAATCTTGATTGGTTGGCAAAAATGTTCTTAATACTGATAAATCATTTTCGTCTCTTTCTAAAGTTGGAGGTTTGCCAACAAAATCTCCAGTTAAATTGCCTAAAAAGGATACTGCATGCCTAGGCAGATTAAATGTCTCTTTATCATCATATGAACTCCCATGATATATTCTACCTGCTAAAAAGCTTCGACTATAATGTGACAAAGGGTGCAATGAATTAGAGAGAGGTTCAATTTTTCTTCCTGTACGACAATCCCATCCTAGATTATGTCCCCAAAATAACTTACCATTAGCCATTGCTCCATGTTGTAAAAAATGCCTTTCATCTGTATCATCGTTTCCATAGCGGTCAGTACTTCTCCCTGGATAACTTACCGAATAAAATTGTCCAGCAGATTGATAATTATCAGATAACCATTGCATTCCTCCATCTGTAGTCCATCTACCACCTTTATCATAAATACCCCAAGAAGCAGCGTATGGCTTGCCTGATATCCCTGACTCTACACTAGAAGATATGGAATAGCCATTTGGCATAAAATTACTTCTTTTTAAATGACTCCCGTATATAGAGTCATAATCAACTAAACTACTAGGATTAACGCTTGAATGTGCATTAGAAAAAGTATGATTCATCATAAAGGCAAATTGTCTTGGATAATACATATCTCCAGCTGTTGGATGATTATAATAACCTACTTCAGAATATGGCAATGTTCTATCTGCCATATTTAATTGTTTTTGATTATCTATATCTAGGGTATTTGCATTATATAGAAATAAGTCCCATTTATTAAATCCCTGACCTTCTGTTTCTTTTGCATATAATATCCATATTTTAGAGTTCCACCAAAAAGATTTATTATTGGAATCTACAACTTCGGCATTTTCTTCATGATAAGTACCATTTTTAGGTATTCCGCCCTCTGAGGTTGTTTGTACTATAAATTTATTTACATCAACCATATTGACTTCATGTGGGGAATGTACATTGAATTTTGTATGTGTTTCATTAAGTGTAGGATTATCAGCACTTCCTGCATCAAGGCCCACAAACATTACCTTATCACCAGTTGTTAATCTGGTAACCCATTTAGGAGAAGTTGTATCTGCCTCATTAGTACTATCTCCATGATTTTCTCCAGCTCCGTAAGAATCTGGATACCGTCTTCCAGACCATTCACTTTCTATACTAGTATCACAGGGTAATGCTGTAAATTCAACAGCTTCACCTACAAAATCACCTTGTATATCAGGACTTGTATTAACCTTTGTAATACGTCCACATTCAAAAGTTTCACAAATACCAACAATTTGTGCATCAACAGGTATATTCGACCACATAAAGTTTTCTGGGGAATCACCATCTTCAGCTAAGTACATTGTACCTAATTCTGGGTGCATTTCAGCATCTGATTCTTCTGACCTATTTGGTCCATATTCTTGGTCAGCAATATTAATATTAATAATGCCATGGCCATCAGGAGAATCTCCCCAATCCTGTTCAGTATGATTATTCCTTAACCTATTCGGAATATTGCTGAAATTAAAGTTTAATTCATCGTGGCCTACACCATTATCAGTAATATCATGAAAATCAATTAAATTTAATCTATAAATTTTATTTACTTGGCCCTTTAGTCCTAAGTAAAATACACCATGCCTTGATACCCATTTTAAATTTCCATTTACTCTAAAAATATCAGAAGTTTGATAATTGAATGGAGTAATTTGTGAACTAACACTTTCAGTTCCACTTTCTCCGCCTGGAAGTCCAAAAGTATTATATAATAAAGGACTTTGGCAAGGGCTTAAAGATGTAATATATGTATTATATTCTGAAGCTATTAAATCTAAAATATCAATATAGGCAACTCTATTACCTACATTGCTTATAGCTACTACATCAGATGTTCCATCTGAAGGCTGTATACTACCAGCACTGCCTCCAGTAAAGGCCTCATTATCACTTGTAGTTGTTAAACTTACTTTTCCAATATTTGTAGAATACTTTTGATAGGTATAAGAAAATGAAGGTTCGCCTCCTAAACCATCCGCTTGTTTTCCTACATATCTTAATACAGGATATGGAGTAGCATGTTCAGCTTCGCCACAATACATGAATAAATCATTTTGTAATACTGTAGCAGTAACATCATAATCATATCTTTTCCATGCTTGAAAAGCCCCATCATCACTATCCTCACTATCTGCGTGAATCCGAATAATCTGTCCTATTTGGACATTATTTGTACTAATAAATGTATGCAAGGCTGCATCTGAAGTTGTACCAACTGTTTCAAAATCATAATCTAAATTACTTGTTTTATTATCATCAGCCCAACTCTCGTCAGAATAAGGGTCATGACCTAAATCTAATTGTGGGCCCCAGGATATTACATGATTAGCTTCATCAGTGGCAACTTCTCGACCATGTATTGGGAATATAACTGTTTCCCCAGCAACAATCGAATCTGTAGTTATACCGCTTTCCTCATATGATGCTAAATTAAAATCTTCCAATTTCATTCCTTCAATAGAATTTATGAAGTCATTACTTTCTGTTTTTAAAGCTACTTTAGGTGGAGTGTCAGCATTTCCTCCTGTGCCTATATATATTTTATCAGAATCTACTTGTAAATCTAAATCAGTAAAAGTAATTGTTCCAGAATTTAATTGTGTTTTTGTTGGTTGCTGTGAAAATATATTAGAATAAAGAAAAGCACTTGCACCATTTCCACTTTCCGCAATAGATACTATATCTGTTTTACTTCTATCAAATTTATCTGGCATGCTTTTAAAACTTACACCATTAAAAGTTATTGGAGCAAAAGAAGTAGTTGTAATTTTTGCTTCCCAATTATCTAACCAATCCGCTGAAGTACTAAAATGACTTACCCTAGCAGTATTATATGCATCTGTATTTTTAGGTATAATAGTTATTGTTTGATTATCAAGAGTAACAGATTCAACCTTATCTGATGCATTTAAGGTAGCTATAATATTAACTAAAAAAGCTTTTACATAATTAATTGTAGCCCCTGCAATTGTTTTAGTTCTATTCCAGTTAAGGTCTACATCATAATTAACAACATTTACATTCCAATTATTACCAAAGAAAGTATTTCCTGTTAAAGAATCTGGAGGCATGACATTTCCTTGCCAACCTGAAAGCTCAGCAGTCAAGGGGACGGGATAAGGCGCAGATGCATCAGTATCTGTTATTTTAAATAACCATTCTTCCCCATCTAAATGTATTTGTACCATATTTAAAAGCGGATGTAAAAAAGTTGGCCTTGGTTCACTTGGGTTTTGACCTCCCCCATCCTCAGGGAAAAATCCAACTCCATACATAGGCCTAGAACTAAAAGCAGAACCATTAACATCAGCTCCAGTTAATCTTTTTGGCAAAAACGCACCCAAATCATGCCATTTCATCATTGCTGGATTAGCGCTGTTTCGTATTATAGGTATATATTGTAATGTTCCATTATCATCAAAAAAGAAAAAAGGTCTTGGTTGGTCATAAGCTGGATATTCATCTCCAGACAAAGGCTCCATTGAATATCTCTCCATATTATCAATAGATGTAACACTTGACTGTTCATCTGCTGCATACATTTCTAATAGTCTATGAGTCTTCTGAATATTAAAATCATCTATATCTGTAGTTGCTTGCGTCTCACCTCCACCATAAACACCTATAATATTCTCAAAATCAATAATAATACTTGCTGGATTATCAGCTTGAGATTCAGATTGCAACTCTTCTATTGTTTTAAATCCATTTTCAGATAAAATCGTATCTTGTTTAATACCTTCTAATCTACCTAAAATATTATTAGAGTTAATATTTAATGAATAAGAGGCAGATTCATCATGAATATCTGTAGGGGAGGCATTAGAAGTAATGCCTTTCATAAAGTTTTTCAGTTCTTTTAATTGCTTAGGCATTTTCTAATTTTTTAATCCTATCTTCTAATTCTTTTAATTTGGCTTTAATATCTATTTCTCCACCTTTAAGTTTTTTTCCTAAAGCTTTAATTACAGCATCTACTATTAATTTTTGACCAATCATTACCAATCCTCATTTTTCTTTTTTAAAAACTTTTCCTTTAAACCATTACCGCTCATAGCAGCTAAAATCTCCACTATCGCACGATAACTAGCTTTAATCTCTTTTTGCTCTAACTGAGTAAGTTTAGCTTGGTCTATTAATTTAATAATAATACCTTCTAATCTTTTGAAAGACTCTTCAAGCTCTTCCATTAAAGTATTCTGTATAAAGCTATTTTGCTTCCATATAAAGTATCCAAAAGCTACAGCTACTGCAATTGGTATTCCATATTGGTCTAATATTCCTAAAAATTCCACTATTTCTTTTTGCCTTTAATTAGTTCACCCCATAAAGAAGCCATACCATTTACTATTTGCACAATATGAACAGTAAAATGTCCTCGTGCATAAAAATCTACTACTCCAAATGCATGTGCCCACTTATGCTGTCTGCCACCTAACCATTGATTCTTGTCACCTGACATATCTTTTAGGCAACCTAATGACCAAGCTGACTTAGGTCCATCCATATGGGTTACAGAATCTTGCTGTAAACTATGATGATGACCATACATTATATTGCATCCAAGCTTTCTTAAGTGGTTAGATGTGTGATACTGACCACCAAAATGATGACCATGGTAAAAGAATATCTTGCCTATTTTAAGGTACTCTCCTGCCTTATGGTATATATACCCCCTATCATCAGACTTTATTGCCTGTTTGAACCCATATTGGGACAAATAAGGGTATTCTTGCACAAAATAGTCTAACCATTCATCGTGATTACCCGCGCAAATGTGTCGTTTCTTACACCCTGCTTTATCTAAAGAGCTATCCATCTTATCTAAAAATAGATTGACAGATTCTATTTCTTTTTCTACTTTTGGGATTATGTATTCAACAGGTGGCTTCTTCTTTCTTTTCCACTGCCAATGTGATACACTACCCCATTCACCTAAATCTCCAAGGTCTATATAAATGTCAGGCTTTATAATCTCTATTGCCTGACGAACCACACTAGTGGCTAGAACATCATGAAGAGGAACATGCTTGTCTGGTGTGACAATCGCACGTTTTACAACGCCTCTATCTTTACTCATTCAGTCTCCTACGAGAAGTCTGAGCGAGACCTCCATCCCCAATCATTGGGATTAGTGTAAGTATCTTTTACATTATCGAGCATCTGCTCAGTCTCTTTCTTATTAAAGCGTCTTTGTAAAAAACCACAATGCATACAGCCCCATAAAATGGGGCCGTCGTATGCGCCTAAAACCTCAATACCTCTGACTTTCCTATCATGGCAATCAGGGCATTCTTTAGGTTTAGTTTTTCGAGCTCTTTTTTTACTAACGCCTATATCATACAGAACATCACCAGTTCTTGCTTCTAGCATATCTTCAAAAACGATGAGCCTGTTTTTACTCATTATTTATCAGAACGCAATCCGCTAATAAATCCCTTTACGGCACTACCAACGATATTGTCTATAAGGTCTACTAGCCAAGGTTCTATAGTAGAGTTCCATACTTTTTTAGTAAGACTCCATTTCGCTAATCCTAGAGTCATAGTGCGACCCATTAAACGAAAGAAAGATTCTACCTTAGAAGCAATCATATCATTAGGGACTTTTTTAAGAACCCATAATACTACCCCTGCTACACCTCCGCCAGCAAGTAATCCTACATTGCCTGTTAAAAATGATAAATCCATAGTTTCTCCTAATTAGTTACTATAATTTACTAAGCTGTACCCCATATTTCAATAAGAAATTTTCCACCTGTATATGTCGTATCAGTTGCAGCTTCTCCTGTAAGAAGATATAAATAATTATTATCAGTAATAACCTGAGTAGCTGTTCCAAATGCTTTCACATCATTAGCTGCCCATGCACCTGCACGTTCTACTAAAGTTGTACCACTAGTTAAAGAGGCTGCTTCTACATCATCTGCATCAGCTGAAAATGCTAAATCAATATCATCTATTGAAGCGTGACCTGCAGGAGCCTCTAAGCAGCTCATTCTCCCTGATACAACCGTCCCATTAACTCCAGATGTTATTCGAGTTAAATAACACGGATTACTTGTTCCATCTACTCCAATGATTTTAGCAGTACCATTTGCCTGAAGACCTGTTAAGTCTAGATATATAGTAGTTTTAATCATAGTTCCAAATCTCTCAGTATAAACTCTGCATACAGTTCCAGAACCACCTGTAATACCTGTTCCTGGTGTATTTCCTACATTACCAGTAAATAAAGCTGTTCCACTTATAGTTGTTGTTCCTGCTAATGTTAATGTTTTACCTGAATTAAAAGTTGTTCCGCCAGAAGCAAAACTAATATACGATGTTGAACCATCATTAATATCCATACCATTTGTACTAGTAAATCGGATATCTTTATTATCTGCTATTGTTAAATTCTCAGTTACTGATAAAGCACCTGCTAAAGTAACATTTGCCCCTGATGTAGTAATAGCTGTAGTGCCATCGCTAGCTTTAATATCATTACCACCTAAGGTTAAATCGCCATCAATTTGTAAATTGCCAGATTCATCTAATGTTGCTATTTCTACATCTGTATGAGTTCCATTATAAAAATAGAATTTCTGACCAGTTTCATCAAAATCTTTATCAAGATAAAAAGACATATTTCCATCTGACTTAATATTTAAATCACCATCTGTAGTTCCTATTATATCTCCACCTGCAACTGTTAAATCACCAGCTAAGGTAGCATTAGCTCCAGACAATGTAAAAGCTGTTGTTCCGCCAAATGATTTTATATCATTCCCCGCAACAGTTAAATCACCACCAATAGTAACATTGTCATCGGTATCCATTGTAATAGTACTCCCACCATCTGATGCTTGTATGATATTGCCAGTAACTTTTAAATAATTCCCTATAGTAACATTATCACTTGTATCTAATGAAATAGCTATACCACCGTCAGATGCATATATTCTATTATTACTAAGTTTAATACCTGATGTTGCTGTTATCAATCCTGAAAAGGTTAAAGCTGATGTTAAAGTCGTCATCTTAACATCGCTAGACCCATCTGTATAATATATATCTCCAACGCCTGAACTCGTCTTATCTGTAAAAATTAAGCTTTCATAGGTCGAAGATATAGCACTTCCTGTTAAAGTTCCCATCTATATTCTCCTATTGTTTAGCCCATATTGTTCTTTTAGAAACATAAAAGGCGTTAGTTGTTAAATCTTCCCAATTAGTTGTTACTTCTTGTACTCTAAAATTACCTGGATAACTCTTAAAATTAGCTGTAGTTGGCTTTATGGAACGACCTAATTTTATTGTAGTTCCACTACCCATTTTCCTTGAATCAAGTGATGGCATAATTAATACTCCTGTGGGACTATTTGTCCAGTTGTTTGATAATTACTTCTTGCAAATTTCTTAGCTCGTTTACATAATTTTTCATATTCATTATCAAAATATTGAGCTAATTCTATTTTCATATTTCTAGGGTCTTGATATCCTATAGCTATAGCTTTATATGCTAAAGCTTCATGAAATTGAATTGGTATCTCATCTAATGGCCCATGGAAATTATCAGTATAAGCATTTTCATAATTCCTATCATTTCCAACTGGAAATTTAGTAGGCAATGACAGTCCCTTAATTAAAAGTGATTTAGCTTCACTGATAGATACTATATTAGTGCTTACTCCATCTACTGTAGTTGTAGTTGTGCTATCTTCTATAAGACCGATACGACCTCTTTCGGTAAACCATAATCTTTTAGGGTCAGTGTAATGAGGCATTAAATTTCGTCCTCCTCTGATTCGTAATCATTAATAATAGGTTTAGTTATAGACCTAGGTATTCTAACTCCATTTAAAAATACTTCATTTATTTTAAATAACCCTTCGGGTAATTTATAAAATCTTTGGTCTGCAGTAGTATTTAGGGTATCGCCAGTTAAAGTATCAACCATTTCAAATTGAGTACTAATTAATTCACTTTTCATACATAAATCATCAGCAGCTCTGTTTAATAAATGCCTTATCTCATTCTCTGCCATATGAGGATGGTGTTGTTTTACTAATTCAATTAATTGTGTTAAATTCATAAATTAACCTTCTTCTACTCCAAGATTCCTCCATTTAATATTAAGCCTACTGGCCTCACTTTCAAACCATTGTTGTAATTGCTGCATTTGTGCTTGTTGCAATCCAAGTAATTCAGGGTCTTCATCGTCATGGACAGATATTCCCATTTTTACTTGTAAAATATTCATAGCACTTTTAATAGTTGCTAATAATTGAGCTTCCTTAGGGAAGCCAAATAAATCATTGTTTATATGATATGAGAAATATTCAGTATTATTTGTTTCGGAACTAAATTTATCTTCATGTTCATAATTCCAATATTTTAACTTATGAAGTTCATTCCAAGCATTATCTGGGTCTGGATATACCTTTAATAATCCATCCTTATCTATACTGTATACAGGGTCTTTAGAAGACGTTCTATTATAATATAAGCTATTTGAATCTGCCCCTGAAAGAAGTTCCTCTTGTGTGACTTCCCTGCATTTTCTATGTGAAGCTGTATTTGAATCATATCGCCAAACACTAATTATCTTTAATGAAATGCCGTAATCGTCAGATTCATCTGATGATGACCCATGAATTATTTGTCCATCTGAGCCAAAAGTTTTCTCTCTAAGCTTAGGGCTTGCCCACAATATAGAATCTACAGGGATTAAGTCAGCGACAAAATTAAAACCAGCTTTAAATAACTCAGGATTCTCTGATGCGGTATAATCTCCTATCAGATTTGATATCATTTGAGCATGAGTTAATAAAGTCTGAACCATTTATTTTGCCTTCTTATCTTTCTTTTTTTCATCAACTATTTCAGGTTCGACTACTTCTTCCATACCTGTAAGTACTTCAATAGCACCAGATAGTTTTAGACTAATTTGAGTTAATCTGTCTAATTCTTGTGCTACTTTATTATACTCTTCCTTAAGTTGACTTAACTTATCTTCTATCATACTATCTCCTGTTGGTTAAATCTTATAAATATTCTATACCAAATACAAATTCTAAATCATCAGCTGCGAATGTATCGCCTCCATCTCTATCTATTATAGTAAAATAAATACTCGTACTATTATCTGCAGCTTGCAACATAATAGGTAATTGTCCTGTAACGGCGCCATCACTAGAAGCACCTGGGGCAGCAAATTGATTTACCTCATTCCCATTCAAAGTTATTGGGGCTTTATCCCACATTATTACACCTAATACTTTACTAGCAACTAAATTAGGGTCACTAATATTTAATCCACTTCCTAGCGAAGCAGAATATTGTGTCTCTACTTGCATAAGAATAATATCAATATTTAAATTTAGCGCTTGCTGACAAGTAAACATAAGACTTGTTAACTTAGAAGCTCCTCCAAGAGTAGCTACTGCATTAGGGATTTCTGTTGTTAAACATATAACATCATTATCAGCACTTGTAGCAGCATGAAGAGTTGGTGTTACTCTTATTACTTGACCACCACTTCTGATAGGTCCAGTGTTAGGAGTAACACTATTTCCTGCGTGTGTTATTGTTAAGCTCATTTCTTTTCCTTTTTAAGTTATGCTAGGGGGCCATAAAGACCCCCTAACGATTACATCATTATGATGGGTCTTTACCTATACCGCCAAATGAAACACCTTCTTCTTCAGTACTATAAGAAAGTTTACATTTTCCAGAAGTTCCTAGATTCACCGCAGTAACTCCAGTTCCTCCATTAAAATGTATTCTAAACGGGCCCATACCCTTTACGTCACTAAGGTCAGCAGAGAAAAACTTTTGACCAGCTGTGTCATGAGGGTTTGTATCGGAAGATGCTGTCGCAACAACACCCCAAGTAGTTCCATCATCCATTGAAGCTTCCACACTTAAAACTCCAGCTACATCAGCATATGCAACTGTAGTTTCAAAACCTACTAAGATTTTTTTACCATTTAAATCGTCATAGATTGCAGGAGAAGCTACTGAATCTCCAGTACTACTATTTACTGCAGATTCCTCTGTTTCATAATTTTTATATCCACCAGAAACAGATTCAGTCCATGTTGATAAAGATTGTATTGCCATGCTTTACCTCCTACTTAAGAAAACTTAAGAACTGCGTGAGTTTCAGGGAGACTAATTTCAAGCCCAGCTTCAGTCAGAACCATATCTTGTCTGCCGTCAATGCCGTTATCTTGCACATTAGTTTCTATCATAGTATCTCGACTAATACCATTACCCACTAGTGGTCTATATGCTACATTTTTCATATCAACTGCTGCACAATAATCTTCCCAAGGACCTCTAAGTAGAGGGTCAGCAATAAAATGTAAATTACCAAAAATAGTATTTACCATTGTTACTTGATGACCAAATGAACCCTTAATGTTTTGTACATCTAATCGATATTGAGATGAACCTACAGAGTTATTTAAGAAAGAACCATTACCTAGCTTATTAAGATAAGTAATAACTTTTCTAGAACAAAGAACTAACTTATTTCCAGAGTTTCCACCTTCAGGTGCAAAGAAATCTTCCATTGCATCTAAGAAAGCATCATATCCAGAAGAAGCATAAGACATGTTATATACCTTACCATAAGATTCTGCATAAGGTAAAATACCCCAACTGTATCTAGTAGAAGCAGTCCCTGCAGTACCTTCTATAGCAGAAGTAGTATAACCAGTTCCAAACAACATAGCATGCTCAATGTCCATTTTATGTTCCATTAGCTTATCTTGCCATATTCTTTGAAACTCATTTTTAACTCCTCTATATTCTGTAGCAAGAGAAGTTCCAGAGAATATATTCATACCAGTTTTGAATATCTGGCAATATCCTTCTCTATCAAACAACTTATCTTCCCAACCTACAGGAGAATCAGTTCCTTCAGCCCATGCACTACCAATTACCTGACCTTTATTTCCACCTGCAAATGATTCACCTACTGCTACATCATTTAATGGAGTTAAAGATTCTGATGTAATTACAGTACTTAAATCACTTGAATGCTCTAAGTGTTTTATTCCTACTGCATTCATATCACCATCACTATAATTACTTGTAGTAGTAGTTACGTCAGCACTCTCACTGATTTTAAATCTTCGAACAGTGCCATCATCATTAGCTACAGCTATAACTTGACCTGGAAGAATAAAATAGCAAGGATTATTAGCAGAAGTGACTTTACCATATTTATCATAATTACATGATATATATAAATCAGCACCAGCATCTGCTGTTGTTCCTGCTGTTTCCGCACCAGTATCCCATGCTGCGCTTGTTACTGCTGTATCTACTTCGAATGTACGTCTTTGCCACTGATGTCTTTGCTCAAGAAACTTGAACACTGGGTCATTAGTGGGCTTTTTTGCCACCTTATTTAAATATACGAAGAAAGGACTTTGCTGAGGAGCAAGTTCGGCAACCCTATCACCAAAATCAAACTTTCTACGCGTATTATCTAAGGAAGCTGTCCAGGATTGTCCCTGTGACGGATTATTTGCGTATAATGTACTTGCTGTTGCCACAATAATCTCTCCTTAAATTAACCCTCTCTCAGCTGTCGTGAGACCTTCGAGTAGGGCTGGTTACCACGGATTTTTACTTTTAAAATCCGCTATCATATTATCCATAATCTTGTCAGATTCACTTCTCGCATCATTGCCTTGGCCTTGACCCGTCTGAACCCCCATCGGAGATGGAATTTGTTGAGCTCTTTGAGTTTGTTGAAACTCAGGACTCGGGCCAGTATTTTGGGCTGGTTGACCTTGACCTTTCTGCAATCTATAAAGCTGAACTAGATTATCTAAAGACAATGAATTAGGGTCAGACATCTGTTGAATAAACTCTTGGGCATCGCTATCATCAAATCCATAATGACCTTGTAGATGTTGTGAAACCCCTTGCATTTGCTGTTGTTGTTGAGCATATGCTTGTTGTCTCTGTATTTCATCTTGCCTTATTTTTTCTTGAGCATCAAGTCTCTCTTGCATTTGTGCAACAGTATACTCTTGCTTAAGACTGTTATATTCAACCATATCATCACGCCATGATTCATAATCTTCTAAATACCTAGCACTTTCACTATTGGGGTCAGCATAAGCTTCCTCTCTATTAAAAGTTCTAGGCTTATTGGGCTTGTCTGGGGGTGCAGGAAATTGTTCAACTGGTTCTTGTGAAGGTTGCTGTTGCATAGCTTGCATAGCATTAACTTGCGCTTGCAATTCTTCATATTTTTTTTGAGAATTAGCTAATTCATTTTGAGTTTTCGAAGCTTGACTTTGCCAATATTCAAATCTTCTCTCATCATTTTTAGCATTATACTCTTGTGCCTGCTCTTGTATAGGAGCAGTTTCGGGTGTTCCCTCTACTGGGGAAGCCTCGTCTTGAACCTGTTCAGTATCCTGGCCGCCAAAAAAAGCATCCTCAACTGACGTAGTATTAGAGTCCTCTGTAGGCCATGGTCCTTCAAACGCCTGATTAGAGTCGTTAGGATTAGCACTTTGAGGAGTGTCTATATTATTATCTGTCATTTCTTTTTACTCGCTTTCGACTTGCTCTTCTTGCCGCCTGAAGAGGTGGAAGTCTTATCTTTAATTGAATCAGCGACATCTCGCTTGATTACGGCCATATTGTCGTCAAGTCGTTTTTCATAAATAGAACCTGCAGCTTTTGCTTTATTGCTAACCTGGTCAAGTTCTGTTTTAAACTTCTCAACTTCAATTCTTTTTCTTAGGTTGACAGACTCTCTATCCCTTGTCTGTAAGTCACCTTTTAATTTTTTAACCTCTTCGGTAGCCTGTTGTAATTGTGCTTGCAGCTGACCAACTTGGTCTGTTCTCTGGAGTACTCCTTCCATATCAAATACTTCAGTCTTTTTAAGCACTTCAACTCTATCAACAATACCTTTTTGATATGCATCCATATAAAATTCTAACTCTGCATATCTATTAGAAGGTAATGTGCTACCTGCTAGATAAATTACATCATATTTACCAACTGTAATATCATTAAATATCATTATTTCACCTGTTTTATCATCAACAAGCTTTTTATTTATAACATATTCACTTAATGAATTATTAGGTTGTATGACTCTAAATACTTTTTCTGTTGTATATAACTCTTGCATAAGAGCTACTGCAACTTGTCCAATCTTTGTTAAACCAGCTTCTATATCAGCTAATTTAGATTTAATTTTTCTTTGCCCAAACTCATCTAAACTTATTGTAGCTTTATAAGTTTGAGGAGCTGCTTGTGTATTACCCATCATCATTTCATATAATCCTAATTGATGGTCAATATCCTGTTTAGCAACCTGTTCACCATTATATAATTCATTAGGTAGTGGAGAGGGTTGAACAGGCATAGGTGCTCCATCTGTTGGGTCATAAGGTATCGCCACTCCTGGCTGAGCCCATTTCTGTTCAAACTCATTCATATCTACACTGCCTTCAGGCACTAATATTTTAGTATTTGTACTTGTTGTTGCATGAGCAACTATTAAAGAACGCATTTTATTAATATATTCTTGTAACCCCTTTATCATTCTTACATCCGACTGTGGATAAGGAGTTCTTGTGTGTAAACTCATAAAAGGTACAATTGGGTATTTATCTGTTGGCAATTCTCTGCTATATAAATGTTTATCTCCCATTATTACACACATTTGCACTCTTGATACTTGGACAGTTACCATTTGTATTAATTTTCTAGCTATTAGTTCACCAAATGTTAATTGCTCAACTTCCATTTTTTGTGGAGGCATAGGCATTTCAGCACTTTCATCTAATCCCATAGTATTCATACTAGCTTGCATTTGAGCTTCATGTTGTTGTCTAATTTGTTCAAATTGAACCATCATCTGTTGCGCTTGTTTCTCATCAGATATAACTTGACCATTAATTATCCAAGCAGGTTTTTGCACATATTCTTCAAATTCTGATTCATCCAATAGATGTTCTTTCTTACTAAAGGTTTCAAAAATCCTATATCTATCTACTATAGTTTTATAATATCTTTCATATCCTCTGAGATATTCAGTATTCACTGTTCTATCAATATCTTCTGGAAAATGAGTAGCTAAATCATTAGCTCTTCCAGTTTCTGGCCTATCATGGTCGAAATCGGCTGTATTATTTTGAGCATTTTTAATAGCTTTATCATACATAGGATACAAAGCAGCTGCTTGGTCTCTAGTAAACAATCTAGATATTATTATATTTTCCGCATCTTCAAAAAACTTATCCCTACTATTAGGGTCTACATATACATCAAGAGGGTCTACATCATGCATGCAAACCTCTCCCTTGCCCATATCCATCATTGGGTCTTGATATACATGGATATATCCTAATCCCATAACATAATAGTCATCAATCATTTGACGAACTACTGTTCTGCCATCAGATATATCATACATATAGGCTAGCATAGCACTAAGTACCTGTGCAACCTGATTATCAGAATCTTCTCTAGGGGCAACCCTAAAAGCTGGTCGATTAGCTGACATCATAGATTTAGCAGCTTCAACTGCAGGATGAACTCTATTAACAACTAAAGGAGCCTGTCCTCTAGCTTTAAGAATTTCCTCTTGTTCTTCCGTCCATTGTCTGCCTAATCTAAATTCTTTATCTTCTTTAGCATGCTCTGCCCAAGCATCTCGCTTATCGCCATATCTCTTCCAAAGGTCTAAAGTTTCATCTACTAAAGGTTTGCCTGAAAGTTTCTTTTTTGCGCTATATGCCATTTCGAAATTTAACTCCTACATTGTCAACCAATCAAGGAATTTCTTTTTCTTCTTTTTATCATATTTCTTTTCATCGTATTCTGCTAATCTACAAGGCTTAGCGCCATCTAATGCTGTCCATACTGCATCCATGACATCATCATGCTTTCCTCGTGGATAAGAAAGAAATTCTTGCTGTGGTTTTATGTCTTCTGGTCTAAAGTAAAATTGTTTTCTTGCGAACATAGGCACCATTGATAGTAATCGCTCTGATTTCCTTGTTCTGGGCTTAACACCTTTCTCTAATCCTGGTATGTATAAACCCTTTTCTTTCATTATATCTCGTACACCTACTCTTAATGCCTCCTGATATCCAGTTGTTTCTATTTTCATTCGTCTGGGTTTGTACTTCATATATTTATCTATTATCAGACCTGGCTGCTTAGATGGTGTAATTCTTTCTCTTACAATATCTATTACATATTTATTATTTTCGTTATCAATACCTATAGTAGCAATGCAGAAATAGTCTGCTCTTGCAGATAGAGATGATGCAGGGTCTACCCCACTATACACCTCTACTGGTATTATTGTTTCTTTATCTTCTATTTTTTGTACCATTACTCCTTGCCCATTGCGAATTTCATAATCATAATGATGTAATTGTATCCATTCAGGTTTAAATGGAGCATTATCAGGAGATTGGGCTATATTCATGTATTCTTGGTAAAATCCATTTAAATTACCAATACTAGCAAATTCATCCTTTATTTGCAAAATCCTCTCCCTAGGAAACCTTTCTGGCCATAAACTCTTTTCATCATCGTCCCAAATAGAATACCACAATACTTTCCAGGCTTTACTCTCTTTAATCCAATAAAGAAAGCAATCCTCTGATATAACCGTACCAATCATTACTAATTTACCATCATCAGACAAAGATGGTATAACAGCTTCAGTCATCCACTTCTTGTTCTTAGCACGAGCTTCTGGAGTGAAAGCATTAAGCTCAGACTCGAAATCATCTACTATAATTAGATTAGGACGAGTATCTCCTTCAATAAAACCCCTAACTCTCTGTCCTGTGCCCACAGCTATGATTCTAGTACCATTAGCTAGTATAACATCGTTATTAGTCCATCTCTTTGCAGTTTCGGGCCCCATTTCTCCAAATAGCTCTCTAAATGTATCGGAGTGTCCTAAATGGTACTTTATCCTAGATAAGAAGTTAATCGACTGGGTTTGTGATTCTGATATAATAACAATAAACAGGTCTTCATCACTTCTCTTAAAAGCAGCTTTCCATAGAGGGTATATTAAGGAAGTAGTAGTACTTTTAGCAGTGCCACGAGGGGCCGCTATTGCGACCCTTCGTTGCTCGTTATCGGATAAGGACTTGTATATATTGAAGTGGAAAGGAGGTATCTCCTTTCGGAGGGCTGTTGGGAAGCAGTACCTTCCAAACAATGCCATATTATTATATAACTTCTTTAACGCCTGCTGTTGAGCATAACGTTCTTCATAATCACTCATCTAATTCTTTGGTAGTTGTTCTAGAAGCTGCTATATGTGATTCCTCTTTAGTAATATCATCTATCATAGATATAGACTTAGATTCTATCTTGTCTACAGTCTTTTCCATATACTTCTCTTTCATGCCATGCATATCCTGAAGATTCTCTACAGCACGCATCATACTAGGAACATCCTTCTTAGTTTTAGCTACCTTAATTGCATCTTCTAGTAAATCAAGAGTATACTTCTCTGTTAAACCATGTTCATGCAATAAATTCTGCAATTCTTCTCGTACCATCTTTTTAAAGACCTCCGATTTCATTGTTCGTTTCCATTTACGCCTTTGAGACTGTGTTACCGCCCCTATGGCCCATTCTATAGCCAAATCATAATCTGGCTTTAATGCAAACATTTGTGCAAGATTCTTCATTTTGTCTTGCCCAGCTTGTACTTCTATATAACTCTTACCTGTAAAGGTTACATTTGTTTTGCGACCAGCGACCACAAGTTTTTTAGAACTATACTTAGGATTATAAAAGGTATAGCCCCAAGGAAAACGCATATATACGCTGTCGCGCCCAGCATCTGAAGTATATGTCCTCTTTGAGATAACTTTTGAAACATAGTCATCATCAGAGATTGCATATTCTCCTTCTTGGGCTTTTTTCCAGTGTTTGAAGTCAATTCCCTTATCCTCTGCTTCGTTTTTTCGATATACTGTATAAGTAACCTTGCCTTGGTTCTTATGATTTATGTCTATATCATACATTAATATGTAAATGCACTCTCTGTCCTATTATAATCAGCCATAGTATCATTTATAGCTTTATTTTTAAATGATTTAGCATATTTAGCTCCTGCTGCAACAGCGCCTAAAGCTTGATTCTCTGGATTCCTTAATAATTCCATTAATTGAGCATCATCCATACCAAATAAGTCTTCAGCGCTATATCCAGTTAATTCTGTCGCTTTGGGTCCCCAATATGCTGTAGAAGGATTAGAAACACCACCTTCCTGGGTAGCTGTAACTAAGTCTCTAAGAGTAGAAGGCTCTACTTGAAAATAAGATGACCCAGGGCCACCGCCCATTTGGGCTAATTCTGGGTTACCACTAATTGCATTAGACTCATGAAACCCAGTATGATAAAGTAAATTAGCAAAATCTCTAGGATTCATACCAGTTTCTGATTGACTAAAGGCGGATGCACCCCTTTGAGCTAAATCCATTAACATAGGATTTATAGGTTGTTCCATTTCTGATTGAAATTTAGCCATTTTATCGGGATTTTGTGTAGTTTGATAGTGTTCTCCCCATAATTGAGCCATTTGGTTATAATTAGATGGATTATCGTTATCACTAACATTATAAACCTGCTGTTCCATTGGATTTAAATTCTTATCTGCCATATTAAGTACCAGTTGAATGCATAGGATTGCCTACACTATTTGTAAACCTATTTGCAAGTCTTTTCTTTCTTTTTTTTCTACGTTCTTTTAATTTTTTATCTGCCATATTATCTCCTAAGGTACATCATCTATTATAGCTGCAACATCGCAAACTGATGTTCCAGTATTTGTTATAGCTAATAATTCCTCAACTTCGCATTGAAGTTGTCCAAACCAAGCTTTCCCATTAGGAATAATTATTGCATCCCTTGAGGAAGTAGTAACTGTAGTGCCATCTAATGTTAAGTATACAGTATTTGAGCCATTATTCTTTATATATAGAAATTTAACTATATCCGTACCCGCTGTAATAGTATCGTGTGCAGTGCCAATAGCTTCTTCGCTAATAAAAGACCCTGATATAAGTATTGTACTCGTATTAGATACTGTTGTGTTCTTATAATACCACTTCTCAGTAGCATCTGCGGGAGTATATCCAGCTGATAGGCTAGTTAAAGCCTTAGATATCTCATCAGGTAATATTGTAGCACTAAATGTTATTGTAGCATCATCAGCCATTAAAAGGCACCATATGTTTCATCCATTAATCTCATACCCTCAGCATGAGCTCTTGCATCAGCTTGAGCTTTTCTGGCCTTTTGAGTAAGTTCTCTAGCTTTTTTCATTGCTGCTCTATGTTTCTTAAAAGCTTGCTTTCTCATGCCCATTCCAGCACGAGCCATATACC